CCACAGCGGGGGATCGCGGCACGGCCACAGCGGGGTATGCCGGCACGGCCACAGCGGGGGTTCGCGGCACGGCCACAGCGGGGGATCGCGGCACGGCCACAGCGGGGGATGTCGGCACGGCCACAGCGGGGGATGTCGGCACCATAATCTTGTCCTGGTGGGACGGGTCCCGTCCCCGATGCGTGGTTGGCTATGTCGGCGAGGGGATTGAACCGAATGTGCCATACCGATGTGTGGGGGGGGAACTGACCAAAGTGACCAAAGTGACCAAAGGAACCCCATGAGACGCCGGAGCAAAAAAGGGAGCAGGAACATCACTACCAGCGGGTGGCGTTCGGGCTGCCACTCGTGGAATGCACGCCCTGGAGCGGACGGTTTGAAAGGGGGGAGTGAAGATGGATAGAGAACAAGTTGCCTTCCTCGCTGAAGGGTGGCAGTGGATGCCCGGAATGAGCGTCCGGGTGTGTGACACCAAAGGACGACTACGCGAAGGCACCGGTGGCAGTCCTCCTGTGGGAGGTGGAAGCTGGAACGACTGGCTACATTGCCGGTTTCGCCAAACACTTCGAGGCGAGGGTGCAGAGGTCGGAAGACTTCGCACTGGCGGCAACTGATCCCGCCACGATCGGTTGCCTCCAGGCTCTTGCCAGGCAGGCGTGGAAATCGCCGAAAGCCAGCGCTTTTTACTCGCCCATTACGGGGGCGTGGATGTTCATGCCCAAAAGGAACAAGTCCATCAAGGGCGCGTCAGAGGCTGATGTCCTGCTGGCGGCGATTATTGCTGGATCGGAGTCGATTCAGCCAACCACAGGGAAGGGGTTCAACATCTGCGATGACGAGTCCTACCTCAGGGATGAGGGGGTGGTGCTCGGCTCTGAGGCCCGCAAAAGATGGGACGAATGATGAAGCCGATACTTTGCCTTGCAGCGTTACTCTTAAGCCAAGCCCCCCACGTGTGGGGGAGAGTGGCTTGTGGTTGAGACTACTCCGGAGGAGGGGACGGACGATGACACCCCCACTCAAGTTGGACCCAGTGAACCTGGGCGCCTACGACTTCAACTGGCAGATAGTGGTGGCTGCAGTCTTGATATGAACCAAGCGGACACCCTTTATGTCCCTGACACAGACACCCTTCACATCTTCTATCCATCTGAGCATCGGATTGTTGCGATGGAGGTTGTTCGCGTCTCGGAGATAGAGATCCTCGTGATGGGTTGTGACGGTCTGAACGTTCACAATGATGCCGAGCCCGAGGTTTGGCTTGAACTCTCTACCAGACCATCATCAGACGATCTTCTCAGTTGCCTCCCATTGAAATGGTTGAACCTCACCGCATTCGGGTGCGATTCTAGCACCAATGACTTCGTCACGATCCAGACGGAGGTCACAGTTGCCGATCAAAGGGCAACAGGGAGTGTGGGTTTTTTTGTAGAAGGTGTTGGCGAGCGGCTTGGAGACTCCCTACTCATGCACGCAACATTCATAGCGAGCCTTCGTTAGTAGGTTGTATCTATAGGAGCTGCCAGTGGCATCGCTATAGGTTTGAGCGTTTTCAATACGATATTGTCACCCGGGACAACATAGAAGCAGTAGATCAACCCCCATGGAGCTTGCCAGATGGCGGGGCGGCCCCTGTCATTCGCATCAATATTGATTCCATGCGTCGCTTGATCTGTAATCCTCTGAATATGCTCAGAGAATGCTTGGAATACGGTTGGTATTCCAGTCTGGAAGCTGTAGACAGCATATCTCAGATCAAGGAATCCAGCCGCCCCATCCACCCTTTCGGTGTAGACCACCACAAGATATCCTGATGGCGAAACCCAACAATCGCAATCAGCCATAACAGAGGCCGCATCTACAATACGACCAAGATCCAGGCTGCCTGTATCCTCGGCCGTAATTCCTCCTTCGTCGATGATTAGGCTCACACGAATGAGGCTGTTTTGGCACCTCACGACATAGACGGTGCCTCTAGTTAAATCTTGTGCCGCAGACACACACGTAATTGGGTTGACTGTCACTGTGGTCACAGCAATACCAGCATTGCCGGTCGTGTTCCACGTTGTGGTCTTATCATCCGTGTAAATCACTCTTACATTTCGATTTCCCGCACTGTTGTCGAAATAAATAGCATAACATGCAATCCGCCCATTCTTGAGTTCAATCAGGTACGGCTCCGTAACGGTATCTAGTGCGTCGATTGCAGTCGGTTGCCAGATGACTGAAGCACCAGACCAGGCGACTTTGTTTGTACTGGTCCGCATCAAAAGATCGCCAGCGCCATTCTCATAAACAACGATGAATAATTCTGTTCCAATTTGAGTAGCCACCCGAATCATGTGAGGATGTGTCCCATTTGCTCCTGTATACGCTGTAGATAAGAGAGTCTGGGTACCAAACCCCATTGGAGGACCACCAACACCTGTAATGTGCTCGTATCGATATAGTCTAGCATTAGCGGCCGCATCAATCGCAAAGACGAAGAGATCATGTCCAAGGAGTGCATTTGACACCGTTACAGAAACATCCCCATTCTGATTGCCACTTGCGAGAAATTGCCATTCTTGCTGGGTCATACCTGTAAACGGCGAGGTGACATCAACATCAAGCATTGGAACCAACGCAGGAGGGTACATCTGAGAAAGGGGGTCCCTGAATCGTAGTAGGTTCTTCTTCCTCCGATCAATAAGTCGCACGGTGACGCCGTCATACCAGACATCCGCAATGACATAGTCTCCAGCAGCTGGGGTCATCGTCCTGGCCACAAGCTGAAACTCTGGCACCACCCTCTGGTAGATATCCCGGTCTGCAACAGCCGCAGGAGAAGCCAATTGGTATGTACCAACAACCGAAAACGGAACCGTGCCAGTGGCCGTCGGTGTGGTGGCTGTCGTCAAATTTCCAGTGGTGCCTGTAGCGATCGTGTCAAATTCATACTCTCCAGCCAGCGGAACACTGTCAGCGGCATTTACCTGGATCCTGGTCCCGATGGGAACTCCGTTCGTGGTCACGGCACTGAAGCGAGTGAAGTCTGTTCCCGTGCCTAGAAATGCCACAACGCCATTGGTTAGGAGAATGACACCTGGCGCATAGCGGGTTTGAGCAACTCGTACAACAAGCGTCCTCCATACGCTATCCGCTGGAGACGTAAGACCAGTGGTAAGCGGCGGTGTTGTGCTTTTTGGCTCGTGCTGTCTCTCAACGGTTATGATCTGACCATCATCAGCAACCATAACCATGGATGTGGGCACTCCGACGGACCCTGTTGCCTCCCCTCCGATCAAGATATTGCCAGGATTTCCAACATCCTCATATGCTCGCCAGTCCCAGCCTAGATCGCCATTTTTATTTCGTGGGACAAGTAGCCCAAACGACTCGAACATCGCGATTCGTCGCTCTTTGCCCTTCTCGTCATTCTCCTCATCCGACCAATTCAGAATATCCGCGCCCACCCGCAAAAACGCGGTGTCCGCATGGGGCTTATATCTCACACCATTATATTCGGGACTTCCGAGACTCATCAGGTACCCCTCAGGACCAGGCGAATAAATGGCGGGGTCGCCGCCGCAAAGACGTAGAGATTCGCGAGGCTGTCAACCGTGATCTGCGTCGCGCTGGGGGATCGGCGGTAACGGTCGCCGTCTCGCTGGTTGTGTTGTCGAACGTCCGGACGGTCACCTCATCTCCGATCGCAAATCCGGAGCTGCTCTCGACATTGCAGACCACCGGACCACCGATGACGAAGTTTGCCGTACCGACCGCAATGAGGCAGATCCAGTACCGCAGATCCAGTGAACTCGATGGCACGTAGTAATGCGCCAGGAGGTCCGCAAAGCTATCCCGCGTGAAGTTGGGTGGCCACACGGCCCACTCAACGAAGCTGTCAGTGATGCTCCCGGGCGCGTCCAGCCAAATGGGCGTGATGTCTGGAAAGGTGACGTCGAGATACCACTCAGACGGCGTTACGACCTGGATCACGTAGGCGTGTCGCTGGCACGTCATTCGGATGATTTCGAGTTCGATGCCCTCGGTCGTGCCACGATTGCCGATCGCTTGGTGCCGTCGCTCCTTCCACATCTCCAGGAGATCGTTGCGCTCGCACCCGCCGACGTGCACGAGGCGCTCAATGCAACTCTGATCGAAGAGCGCGCGCCGAGTGCTATCGTATCGATAATCTGAGGCGAGCACATCCCAGACATCCAGCACGCTGCGGGTGGAGGCAGGCCCAGCTCCCGATTGGATCAGCACACGAGGCACCAGGACTGCCGCCGGGATGTCGCCATACGGCACCCAGTCCACCGGGATCCGGTCCACGAAGAGCCAGCAATCCCGGTCTCGGAAGATCCGCACCTCGACATGGTGTTCCTGGAACGGATCTACACGCCAATATCGGCCTGACAGGGAAACCGCCGTCGCTGTATTGGCCAGCGTCCATCCAATGTCATCGGCCGTGCCGCCGGGGATCTGCGTCAGGGTCGCCTTGAGGCGCACGACGCCGTCGAACACGTTGAATTCCGGCCCGAGTTCGGTGATGCCGGAGCCGTTCAAAAACGGAATTGTACTCTGGAGCAAGACACGAGCCGCCACGCCCACCGAGGCCTCGGTGGGTAGCGGCGTGGCAGACATGTCCGCCTGGATCTGAGAGATGGCCGCCGTCGAATCCAGCCGGACGCGCTCTCGCACCACGCTCACGGTCGCCGTCACGAGCCATGCCGGGATGATCAGATCCGGACGCACATCGCCCTGAAAATAGTGCGGGGTGATCTGCTGGCTCTGGGCGGTCTTCGATACAAACGCATCGTTTAGCATGGCAACGGATCGCTCCAGCACGCCCACGCTCGCCCGCAAAAGGCCCCTGGAGAGTCGATTCCACCGATTCTGAAGGGGCGCGGCCAGACTGAGAAAGGTCTTGTCCACCTTCCACTGAGGCGGAAGGGCGATATTGAGGCCCATCTCAGTGGGTCCCCATTGGGCAACCGTCGCCCCGCTGGCGAGCGGGCCCAGCGTCCCGAAGCTCGCCTTGGATATGGGGTGGTTTACCGCCACCGACGATGGTGCAAGCTGATACGGGATCGTGCTGACCAGCTCCCCGTTGACGTACAGCTGCCACGAGCCAGTGCCGTTTTTCTTGAGATGGAACACATTGCGATTGAACTGCGAAAAGCTGGTGGAGATGACGGAAAGGACAGTCGTGTAGACCGCTGGATCAACCCAGTTCAGGGAGGACCCGATTGAAATGCCGATCCAGCGGTTGCGGTCCGTGATCCAGAATCCTACACGACCGTCGGTTGCGCTGCCCGCCCCGATCTCGCATGCACCCTGCCACTCCATGTCATCGTCCGGACGCGCGCGCTCTGCGCCGATCGGATCGCCTGGCTGCATCACGTGCTCGTATGACCGAGCATTGGGCGCGGTGATGGTCCAAAAGCGATCTGTGGTGACGGTGCTACCGCCGCCAACGGCGACCAGCGTCCACGGATCTGGTAGTGCGTCTGGGGCGACCCCTCCGTCGGGGTGCCCCCATGCGAGATTGAAATCGACCTTGGCCACTGCACCCCCAGTCAGTTATCCACGTCGGCCTGCCCGCCCTGGACAACCGGGATCGCACGGTCGCCGTCCGGGTCGAACTTGATCACCTCACCCGGTTTTGGTTGGGGAGCAGGGTCCGGGGCTTGCTTCTGGCCGGCTTCGACCCGCTTCTGGCTGGCCTGCCTCACCAGCGCCTCCACCTTCGGGTTGATGCTTTTGATTTCGATCAGGAAGAGGTGACCCAAGTGAATGTCTCCACCCGGGAGCTTCTTCCACTGCACCTGCAGAAATGGCTCAGAGATCCCTTCAATGTACACCGGGATACGACCATCGGCGTCCCGCTTGGCTTTCCTTATCACGGGATACCACGGTGAACACTGCTGTATTGCGAATTGAGCACCGACCTCGAACTCAACGCCCTTCACCCGCGCCGTCATAGCAAGCGCCCTCAAGAGCACCTTCCCCTCGCTCTGCTCTCTGGCTTGGGCGAGCTGCTCTTTCATCTCCTCATCCATACTGTTCACTGTCACCGGAATTGACGACCGCCTTCGATAGTTCAGCGCTCCAAGGTCCAGGATTTCGGGATGCTCGCGGGACCTCACAAACGACACCGCCGTTCGAAGCATCTCATCAGGCTGATCGTCCTCACCATCAGCAGCGATTGTCACTGCGAGCCGCCCATCCTCGGACTTGTAGGTAATCTCTTTGAATCTCACGCATCCTCCATCAGAACGATTGTGCCAGCGTGGCGTTGATTGTCGGGAATGGCGCGGCCACCCCGATGTTTTGCAGGGACAGCCGAATCAGCGTGGGTAGCGACGTGTCCGCCACCGCGACGTCTGCCGCGGGGAGGAATGTCGACGTGTCCAGTGATTCGATGCCCTCAGTCAGCCGAACGATTGCGAGGAGTTGCGCCTCGTCAACGTCCTGGCCGAAAGTCCATTTGCGATAGTCGAGATAGTTCGCAAGGCGAGACGCTGCATCCCGCCATACCTGTTCAAGTGTAAAGCCGGGTGAGAGCGTGATCAACGCCTCCACTTCAATGCTCGTCAGGGTGATATTGCTCGAAACGACTGTAAAGCCGCTGCGCATCCGGTCGGCAATGTAGCTCTCCAGGGCGGTGAGTTGGTTTGCGGTGAACGTACCGCCATTGCGATTCAAGAAGCTGACCGGGATTGTAGCAACGAGGTTGGACGTGGTCTTCAGGATCCGGAGTACGTCTGCCTCACCGTTTTTGGCGGTCGACTCAATCCACGCAAGGGCCTCCTGAGAGGCGATTGCGGGCCCCTCGACCGCGCGCAGGCGCAGGTCCGGATCTGCCTCCACATCATCGCCGCCCGCACCCGCCTCTGGGTTGTAGACGCTCGCCACGCCGCGGATTGCAACGTCAAGTTCGGTTAGATCAAGCGCTTCGATGTTGGTGTCATCGCCAGTGGTTGTGGCCTCCGACCAGACCTTATCCGCAAGCGATAGCGCGGTGCCCTCTCCTGTCAGGATGGGGTTTGCGTCACCCGTGATGACGGACGTCAGCGTCTCGACCTGGGTCCCACTGTTGCTGTTGATCAATGTCTCTGCGGGGACGGTCGCGCGGAATAGCACCGCAACGTTATCGCCTGCCGCGAGATCTGCCTGATAGACCGCCACGCCCGGCAAGAGCGCCACGACGATATCGTTGACGGCCGGCTTGCCGGTGATCGTCTGCACGTCGCTCGTTGCCCCGTCTGCCGAACGGATCCGAATGCTGTCGCCTACCAGAAACACCGAACCGTCATCTACTGTGATCGTAAAGGGGGCCGCCCCCACAATTGCGGTCACATTTGCAGTTTCGGGTACCAGGACTGTGAACACCCGTGCACGCGCCCCAACCTCGTTTCTGATGGCGCCATGCTCTCGTGCGAGAGAGGTCAGAAATGCGTCCCGAGCGGCTTTGATGGTAGTCCGGCGGAGGATAGCGGCATACAGCCGATCGCCGTTTTCCGCCAAGACCGCCATCGTTTTCGCCCATGATCCAGTGGAACTGTTGCGTCCGAAATAGGTGAGATCGGTCGTGTAGGCCACGATGCGCCGGATGATATCATCTGTGTACTTTGCTCTGTTCCTCAGTTCGGGAAGACCCATCAGGACACCTCAAATTCCGTCGGTTTCCCATTCACTGCGACCACGTTCGCTGTCACGATATACCCGATGCCGCTCTGGTCCACGGTCGCATTCACGGTCTGCACGGATCGGATGCGTCGGTCTGCCGTCAGCATCTGCCTGGTCCGTTGAGAGATGTATGCGTCCAGCACGATCGGGGGGACGGTCTCGGTCAACTCAAGAAGCATCTCCCCGTCGTGCTCTCCAAAAAACTGCATCCCCTGAGTAAGGCACTCCTCATCCTCGACCGTGACCAGGTCACCCCGGGCTGTTGGCTTGAATTCCATGTCCCAGTCCTTGCCGTAGACTGAGTTGCCCACGTGGGAGTCGAAGACCGCAAGGCCCTGGATGCCGATTGCGCCGCGGGCACGCTTCGTTGGGATCTGCAGGATGCGACCTGGAAAGAGCGCTTCGTCCGGGGTGAGATCGTTCACCTTAAGAATTTCGTCCCAGTCCACCCCGAAGCGATCAAAAAGCGTGTCAGGCGTGTCGGTGTTCGTGACTACGTGAGAGATCGACGCACTGAGTTCTGGCCCACGGATCACACCGTCAGCGGCAGATTCAATCATCTCACGGTATTCTGCCTGGCCCATGCCCCAAAAACGCCCGCGATGTTGAACGCCTCAAGTGCATCCTTCGCGTCCTGGAGTTCCATCTCTTCTTCAAACGCCTGAAGCGCCGGGACGTCATCCTCAAGCGCCAGCGTCCCGAACGGCATGGCGCCTTTGTCCGAATCAAAGCTCGGCGGGGAATTTGCAGAGATGATTGCGGCGGCTTCGCCCAGCTCTGCAATGGAGGTCTGCAGATCGCCAAACATTGTAGAGACGTTCGCCGCCAGATCCGCGCGCGCATCCTCGTCCAGAAGCGCCCCGCTAGGCCCCAGGAGACGAATCGCCTGAGCCACCTTATCAGCGATTGGCCCAAGTGGCGTGATGGCAAGTGGGAGGGCCACCACCGACACGAGCCCCTCAATGATGGACTCAACGTCTGTGTTTTTCACGATGTCGGTGAGGTCCTGGAACACGCCAACCGCCTCCAGAAGCCCACTCAGGGCAGCCACACGGGCCAACGGAACGCGCAAGGGTCCGATCTCACGCAACGAGAGCGAATAGTTGATGTTGCCCGTCGCCCCGCCGCGCGTGTAGCTCCGCGTTTTCCTGTACGACATCACCTCCACCTGACGGTAGATGCCGTTATAAAAATCATACAGATTCACGGCAAACGAATCTGTCAGCTGGTTGTAGCGAGCTAACGATCCCGCCAGGAGGGCTGAACTGATATCCAGTCCGAGATTGCCGGCGAAGGCCTCGTCAACGTCCTCCTGCTTCACGGCGCCAGACAATCGCACCACCTCACTGTAGAAGCGCTTTTCGCGCTGTACGCCCGTCCCACCGAACGGGCCGAAAAAGCGTGACTCCACACCCCAATCGCCTTGATAGTTGATTGGGCGCAGTGCCCGTCCCCCGATCGTGTGAACAGCGCCGTGAAGATTGCGCTCAACCGTCGAGCGGGTTGAGTCGTCGATCGTGAGGGTGGTGGGAACGGTCAAGATGGGGTGGAGGGCAACAGTCTGGGTGAGGGTGGGGAGGTCAGCTCCGAGGCTGGTGGTCATCACCACCTCGAAGAGGATCACGTTGAGTTGATCACCTGAATTCCGACCGAAGGGCATAGAGAGCCGTCTCCAGGGCAGTGGATTCTCTCACCCTACCACGGAAACGATTGCCACCCAACAGGCCGCGATGTCAAGGGGGCTCCGAAAAGCCCCACACTTCGCGGGTCCGGACAACCTCCGGGAGACGAAATGCGGAGTGTGGGGCAAACAAAACCTCAATTGCTTGCTGCAGGCTCCTTCTCATCGCTTGCAGTAAGCCCTTTTTCTGCGGCGACGACCATCGCCGCCCAAGTGATATGCGTCGCCTCCGGAAGAGAATTCCAAGGCGGCATGGCGGTACCCACCGCCATGCGACGGTAGGCCTCCTCAGCAGCCGCAGATGGGTGAAATGCCCCTCCAGCGCTCCCCGGACGAGGGGGCGACTGCCGGCGTAGGTTGCGCCGGGAAGCCTCGGGGCGCCAGCTTCCTTTTAACGTCTCCGATTCTGTGCGTCGACCTTCACTCCGAGGGCCAACAACACTTCCCGCACCACCTCCCTGGAGCAGGGAAGGTCAAAGTCGTCAATCGCCCCGTGCTCTGAGATGTCATTGAGGAAGTTATCTACCGCGCCGACCGCGCGGTCCAAGTCGCCTACGGTCGGAACGATTTCAACGTCTTCGGACGAGGGGAAGCGCAACATGCGCCCCCCTACCTCGATCCTCACATACATGCCTCCTCCAAGGTTGTCATCGAGCCCACTGATGCCACCATATACTCACGTGAACTTTTTTTCGAGTTTTTTTCATTTTCCTGTTGCATTATCCGATATGTCGTATATAGTGATGATTGTGAGTCGATGGAAACAACGGAGCCCCCCGAGAGGGGGCGGGAGAAGAGAATGAACGACTACGCAGCAACATGCAGCCCCAGCAGCCCATTCTTCGCCCATCTGTACGATACAGTCGAGGTGCAGGCTGAATGGCCGCCCCTCCCGGGGCGGCCCGCCGTGCAGATCGGTACAGCATGGTCCCAAGGGGCCGCGGTCCCCTACCAGGTGGTGAAGTGGGAAGCATCCCTCCCGGCGGGATTCATTCCGGAAGGTCCCGCCGCCGCCAGACGGGGGGGCCTACTCCTTGAATTCCACGGAGTCGATAATAGTGTCCCATTGTTCCACGTCGTTCAGCGCCTCACGAGGGGATACCCCACCCGGGGATACCCCACCCCACGTGAGGCGCTGAACGCGGTTCTGCCGCAGCAGAGCGCCTATCCGATCACGGGATAGAATTGGCGGAGGCCGCATTGAGGGGAATCCCCCTAGTGGGGGAGACCTTGGCCGAAGCGATTGGGAGGTTTAAAGGCCATGCGATTAATCCCAGCCCCACTGTGGGGGCTCATGATGTACCTGCGGGTACATTGGTGCCCGACCTGTTTCAGGTCGGTCCCCTGTAACGCCTTCCGGTGTCAAGTCACCGGGGCGGTGGGGTGCTGCGACTGCGGCGCCCTGAAGGGGCTTGGTGGGTTGAGGTGGACTGCTCACCGCATGGCGCGAGGATTGAAACTGAGGTGGTGGGCGATAGATTCCCACCAACATGCGAAGAAAATTGCCAAAAAAAGGAGGCAGTAATGTTCACGTACCACGATTCGCTAGAGACCATCCCTTCCGGCGCCGTAGTGATCGGCGTCGAAGCCACCCGCCCGGAGCACCGCGCCAGGTGCGCGGTGAACATCGACCCCCAGCACGGGGGTGGGGGGGCGGCGGAGGCCGCGGAGGCTATCCTCCCTCTCCTGGAGATGGAGGGGGAAGAAGTCGCCTACCGGCTCGTCGAGGAGCCGGATGAGCGTTGTGCGGCGACACTCATGTGCGACGTCCCCCTGTGGGCGGTCGCGCGCGATCTGGCCTTCCTGACGTCCCGGCCGGACCTGGACTCAGTTGCCGCGATGGCANTAGCCTCCATGATGGAGGCAGACAACGAGCGGAATCTCATCGATTCGGGGGACCCTGGGCTGGGCACCATCCCGGTGGACGATGCTGAATGCGGGTGGCGCCTGGGGCTGATCGCGGAGGCAGATTGTTTCGTCGCGGGCCAAGTCCCCTGGAGGCCGTCTCGACTGCCCACCTTGGGCAGGCCCTGGGGAGAGGGCAGCGGTTCGGTCGATTCTCGCATGCCCCTGGCCGCGATCAATGCGGCCTGCTTCGATCGAACGGTCCCGCTCGCCAAGCGAGTGGAGACCGTCCGGAATTGGCTCCTCACTGGGGAGGAGCCGGCGGAATACCGTGAGCGGGTGGAGGCGCAACGATTGCGCCTCCTTCGAGAGGCCAACATCGCCATCGCGGCGCCGGACATTGCCACCGTCACGGTGGACCTCCCTGGGGCCACTGGCCTTGGCTACTGCCTCGCACCAACAGTGGTGTGCGAAGCTCCCAACTTCCGTCCCGTTGGGGGACGAAAGTTCACAGTGGCGTTCTGGACGCCACCGGCGCCCTATCAAGCTCTCGTGGCAGCGCTCAACCTGGCCGAGGAGGCCGCAGGAGGCGATCCCGCCTGGGGGGGCAATCCCACAAGTGGGATCATGGGGTCGAGCCAAGCGAGGCCATCGGCCCTGACCCTTGAGCAAGTGGTGCAGTGTGTCAGGGATGTGATCGGACCTCCAATGACGCAGGCGGCGGCATTCCTCGCCCGAATAGACGCTGCACTCCTCCATGAGGATGATGGCGACCTCTTCGGCTCCGTCGAGGAGGAGATGCTGAAAGCGGTGGAGGATGACGGTGGTGGTGATGGCACCACCGTCACGATCCACTTCAAAGATGGGTCCGCCCTTCGGGCGGACGACAACTGGGGCGGGTTCGACAACTGGCGGCTTCCCTAGCAGTTTCACCCCCGCCCGCGTCTCGTGGCGGTTTCGACTCATTGGCCGAGCGGAGCGGGGGTTTTTTCNAGGAGGGTGAGGAGGGTGGAGCGAAGCGTGCTGATGTCCTGGTGCGTACCACAGCGCAGATGACACAGACTGCTCCGTTCAGACTGGTTTATTAGGGGTGGGAGTCCATGACTCACGCCTCGATCGAGGAGCAGTTCGACAATGTCAAAGATCAGCTCGAAAGGGCCGGTTTCGCCACAGACGATGACGATATCCGCCAGTGGCACATGATGAGTGTAGGATGAGTGTAGGTTGAAAGCTCCCTCGAATCACTCGCTCTTCGACACAGCCGAAGACGAGCTGATACTTCCCGAAAGGGGCACCCCGGCCGGGGGGACGTTGGTTATCGGAACGCCCCCAGTAGGGGTGAAGACGAAAACCACGGGCCCTGGGGCCGCTGCCACAGAGCCCGCCAGCGAGCCTATCGCTACAGAGTCGTCCTCCCGCGCAACGCCCCGTGTAGCACTCGCCCCGAGAAGGATGGATTCCGAGTTCACCGTCACGACACCGTCATCAATGGTGATCTCGGTATAAGCAGTGCCATCGTCGGCCGCTTCGGTGTCCTGTCCAACCCGCAATACCACCTTGGTGGTAGTTCGTAGATCGAATGTCCCATCGGCATTGTCGCAGATCCGGGCATCCACGCGCCCCAACACGGCGTCTTCTGCGTCGCGGGGCTCCACCCTCGCCCGCACGCGATAAGACGCGCCTCCAGCCTCCTGGTAGGTCTTGGTCAGGAAATCAGTGTGTTTGATCCGGCGCACAACGCCCGTCACAATGGGCGTTTGCGGACTTCCGTTGAGGAACTCTACGCAGACACGGTCACCCTTCACCAGAAGTTCGCCCGCTGTGCTGTATTGAGCTGGGCGGGGGAGGGCTTCGATACCGTCGTCACCTCCACCCCAACTGCCCTGGACGATCTCAACCACATCTGCGGGCCAGTCCTCGCCATTTCGCGTGTAGAGTCGCACCTCGCCGTTTTGCAGTCGAAACTCCCCCACAGTCGGCGGGGGGCCAGCGGACATGCCGCCACGTGGGAGATCTTGATACATAGCCCTACAAGTCGATTTTTGTGAATCCCTCAGGAACGCGCGTGGAACTCTCTGCGGCTACCAATGCACGCACTGCCGCGATCGTTCCGGAATTGTGGCCACGCGTCAAGCCGAGCCGGGTCATATAGCCAGTTGGGGCCCCGTATTGCCAGGACCATGAAACCGCCTTGCAGTAGTATTCCATGCCAAGCACGCCACTTGTTGGATCGGCTCGCCATGGCAAGCGAACCTTATCACCGATGCGATAAAGGTCTTTGCCGTCAACAGTGATGGTAGCCTGCTCGTAGAACGGGTTGAGCCGGTTCCAGTTGAAGAGGCGATTGCGCTTTTCAAGGAGGACCGCCGCAACCTTGTTTGAATATTCCGGATCCTCACGCACTGTCTGGAATTTCCGATCACCTTGGATCAGCGTCAGATTCGACTGCATAAGGCGCAGCCCGTATCGCCTCAGCGTCCAGGTATCCACAAGCGGGTAGAAGAGACCGTCCTTCATCGCCAGTTCATCGCTTGCGAGTTGATGCCTACTGAGACACAGGTAGAAGGCGATTGCCTCTGCGTCCGAACGCTCGAAGCGACCTGACCGGAATGCCTGACGAGTAACCTCGTGGGCGCCTCCCACTTCGGCGAGATTTTGCATACGTTCCCAGCCGATGCCAGGATCTTCCGTCACCGGAATGAAATACGGCTCCTCATCAAACGGCTTCGGGCGCACAACGAGCTGAGGGCGGGACAGCGGACCGACCACCGGGAGGCTATCCACCCAGATCTCATAGAAGTCGGCGTCCAGCAACCCCGCGATGTAGTTGAATACATTGCCCTGATAGCTCCATGGCCCTTGTTGAAACACACGTTCGTCATCCCAAGACGTCACGCTGCGCGACGTGTCGAGCACTTTGCCGATCGTGCCCTCGACATTGAGCGGATCGCGCCCAAATACCGTACCGAGGATTGGGATGCGCATTCCCGGGACTGCATCAACGACGTATCTGATTACGTCCGTGATGGACATGTCCAGAAACGTAAAACTGGCGTCGTGCTCTCGGTTTGCCGGGAGCAAGTCGACTGTCTCTGAAACAAACGGGGTCTTCTCCCCGAGTTCGGCTTCAATATCTGCGTCCCACCGCTCGAAGTCCGGGACCGCCACGGAGGCCTTCACGATGTTATCTGTCTCAAGCACCTTGCCAAAATCTCGACCAGTGATTGTGAGCGCACGGCCTCGCGTGGGGCCATATGCCGTTTCCGATTCACTCACCGCATCAATGAGTCCGGACATGATGCCGCCATCTTGGTCAAAGCCGATGCTGATGACGGTCTGGGGGGGCAGTGCGCGATACAACTGCGCCAGAGTGAACGGTCGTGAGTCTACCGTATTGAGATCCGTCACGGGACGAAGCGTGATTGAGAACGTTCCCGCTGGCGAGGGTGCACCGCCCTTCGAGAGTGTCTTTGTGGCCTCGAATGCAACCACGTAGGGCTGCAGATTGACCTGTGTTGCTTCGGTCGCGCCGGTCCATGCGTAGACCGGCTGGGGCGGTGTGAGTCGTGCGAGTCATGGGCGGCTACCTGCAGAGAATACCTGCATTGCGTCTTTCAGTCCCTGACCAACAGGATCGAAGATCCCGCCACGATAAACCTCACCAGCAAGGCGGCCCACATCACCCGAACTGGTTGGCATGAGTACCTGCTTCATGCGCTCTGGCATAGTTGAGAGTTCTTGGATATCTGCACTGAGGGTACGTGTACTCTCGGATATCCCCTTCAGATGTTCGAGAATATCTCCTCCCGTAAGTTCCTTCACGAGGTTGTTGACGGCGCTCCCAACATTTGCAGCAGTCTGCATAAGGTCAGTCGTAATGCCGAGTGCCTGCGGACCTACAGACATCACCATATTTTCACGGAGCGCGCGTGCTCCCCGGCCCTGACGAAACCCCTTCCCTACCAAGTGCCTCAAAACCGTCCTCTTTGAAGCGTGCTGCTTGTTCTCCACTGAGGGAAGCTCTGAATGACGCTAGGTATTCCTTGTCATCCTCGTTGATTGCCGTCCGGAGACGTTCCAGGCCGCCACCTTCCATTAGATTTCGAGATATATCCCGAAGACTAGCTATTGGAACCCCTGCCCTTCTTGCTTCAGAACTGAGAATCGTTGTGACGTCGTCACTTGAAAGGCTGCGTCCGCCCGGCTTCAGCCCCTTGAATCTGGTGAACAGATCCACGAGATTTTGCGGGTCCGTGATGCCCGCCTCCATGCGTTCGAGCATGTCCAGGTATCCTGGGCCACCCTTCGAACCGAAGCCCATTGCGCGCATCATGGTGACCCGCATCGCGGAGCTGCCTCCAGTCAGCATCTGATTCAGTCCACCAAGCGTTCGTACCCCCTCCATCCCGCGCGCGCGCGGATCTGCGCTACCGCCTGCAAAGAGATACGACGGGAGCGCGCCTACCTGTAGCATACCGGCCGTGTCGGCCGTACCGGTCTGCCGAAACATCATCTCTCGGACCGCCCCGAGCGCGTTGAGGTGTTCCGGCAACATGCCCCGGCCCACACCCATCAGACGGGCCTGGCCGTAGATCGCAGCCATGTCAGGGCTCTGCCCCGTGAATCGCTCCGTCCGGCCCATGAACTCAGCTGTCTGCGCTGGATCCACTCCGCGCCACAATGAAAATCCAAAAGCTGCACGGGCGCGTCGAGTGCCGTATTGGTCCGTCTGCGCGCCCATGACCTCGGCAATCTGCGCCGCCTCTCCTCGGAGGCCACTCAAGCGCCCGAGGAACGTTCCGGCGCTACCCTCGGCGTCGTCAAAGCGCTGGCGAAGAGTGGTGAGGGTATCAGAGAGCCCCATGAATTGCTGGGCAGCGCCGGTCACGAAGCCTAAGATGGACCCGCCCAGGGCGACACCCATTGCGCCACTGGCCATGCTGGCGATATGGCCCGCACCTCGACCAGCACGAAAGCGGCCACCTGTGACACCGCCGCCGCCATCTGTGGCACCACCACCTCCAGGAGATGGGGGCGGTGCGCTTGTGGCGGGGGAAGGGGCTGGGCCGGGGCCTATCTCCCCTTGGGGCGGTGACGGCGAAGAAGGGGCAGAATCAACAGTTGGTGGCTGCGGTGGCGGCTCTACAGTTGCACTCGGCTGCTGCCCTCTCTCTCGGGCACGCGCGCGCGCACGCACTCGTCCAGCCCCCGCTCCGTCTCTTGTTGGCGGAGAAGGGGGGGCACCGACTGCCTGACCGACACCTGGCGCACGGCCCTCTTCGTGCGCTGCCTTCGGCTGCGGAGGTGCGCTACCCTGATCCGGCCGCCCACCACCAGTCCCACCCTCAAGGCCCTCAATATCGCCCGTAACCTGTTTGAGTTCGCTGGAGTCAACTCGAAGTTTGACTCCTACAACGACGTCATTGGCACCCATTATGGTTCCACCGGCTTGAGGCGCGCCCTGACGACCTTCACTTTCGGTCTGGGTGCTACAGCCCGTCGTCGCGCCGGACGGCCTGGCCTACTTTGGATCCAATTATCGCGAAGTTCTCGAAGCGTTTTCTGAACTGTCGCACTCTGTGACCACGCTTTTTCTTTCTGCATGATCGCCTCTCCGTCTGCGCGCATCCAAACGCTTTCGCCACCTTCGTTTAACTCGGCGTCTCGTGCCGTTTTTAGCGAGAGCAGATCAATGAGCACATCCTCATCGGTTGCTGCAAGGTTGATCGGATCTGCGATCGAGATACCGTAAATCCGGCGCCACATTCCCCGGGCGCTGGTCGCCTCGGCGACCGCCCTCGCCAACAGTCCGTGATGCGCTCGGTCTTTAGGTCGCTGGTCCGTGCGAAGGTACTCGATCGCCGCTATTTTCCCGCGCTGGCCCTCTCGAACGCCTGCGAGAAGGCCCGAAAGATCTCACGAGAATACCTTCCATATGCCGGATTCATATGCACTTTATCCCACTCGACCGGCGGCGAGATAATCAACACCTCCCATTTCGCCCAGAATTGGAATTCGTCCGACTCGTATTGAAGTGTGCCCCACCGTGCGCGTAGCTTTCGATATGCGGGATCGTCCCATTCTCTCCACGCACGATCATATTTCGCATCAAGTTCGGCCGCTTCCTCGTCGGTGGTAGTAGTCGGCTTGCCATCCGGCCAGAGCATCTTGACAAGCATTTCATCAAGACAGTTCGTGCGCAATCGTAATTGCGAGCTGCCGATCATAACTCGCCCCAAGGAGATCGTCCGTCCCGGCGATCTCACCGCAATAACCCCTCACAAGATGATCCATCTTCCGATGGTCTAGCCCATTCGGCTCACGACGAAAGAGGAATTCGACCGCTTCAGCGCGATCATCTGTTACGGTCCCGGTTGCCGTGAGCCACTTCTTGCCCACCAACACGATCACGCCTATGTGTTCCATCGTTCCTCCATGCTTTTCGCACTATCCGAGCCCCTACGTGCCGGTCGCCAGCGCCCATTCCTCACCGCGCCACCGCCTTTCGGCCGGCCCACTCATCGTGAACACTATATTGCCACGAGGGCCATGAGGCATATCCAGATCGGCCATCCGGAAACCGGTCACCACTTCAAGGATCTGGCCCTCATTTGGTCGGTCCGTCCCGATCTTTTTGAAGATGACCCACCGCTTTCCGATGAAGCTCTTCCGCGATGGAAGCACTGTGTCACTCTTTTCGGGGCTGTAGAACCCGTTCAGTGAAACATTGATCGTATGACGACCATCAACGATCTCGTTGACGCCCTCCTCCCCGGCCTCTTCGACGGGCAGTTGCTCATAGGTCTCTCGGGCAGTCATCCCGGAAAAGCCGATGTACGTCTCAAACGGATTGTCCTCCCGTTGAAGGACGATCCGGATGCCCGCACCAGCGTGATTGCTTTTGTAACCTGCCGTATCCTGGAAATCAGCGTATGCCATAGCGCCCTCCCTACTCGCCCACGATGGTGCGGATGTCGAGCTGAATGAAATCAACGAGATCCAACAGTGTGACCTCCGGGGCGGTGATTATCTCGGTGCCGGTCGGGCCAATCGCTGTAGATCTGATTGTAAGGGGCACCTTGAGATGCGCCGGGAAGAGGAGCTTGTTGCCCTGGGTCAACAAAACCGCCGCAACACTTTCCGGATCTACACGGTCCGCCCCGAGTTGTGTGTTTTCTGCCAACGTCTGTAGCGTCGCATTGACAAAATCCATTCGGACTCGTGGCACGCCGTAACCCGATGCATTATTCTGCGTATCCCATATCGTTTCCCGGTTTTGGTGCGTATTGATGTCCTGCGAAATGACGTAGCGACCTTTCCGTGGCACCATTCTGTAGGTGATCACGCCAAGGCGATGGAGTGTGGTCAGTTCACCCGATGTAGTCTCATTCCACGGCAGGAGAATATTCTCGTAGATGAGATCGTCCTGCGTGATGTTGTGACCCACACCGCCAGCCACCTTCCGACCGAAAACCGCGCCAGCCAATGAGAGGTATGGATGTAGGCGATCCATCCGACCAGCACACAGATAGAGTTCCTGCGAATTCATTGCTTGCGCACGCGCAGTGATGGTCGCCACCGCAACGTCCGTATACGCCATCCCGGTGTAGATCTGGACTGGGGTCCCCGCAACACGCCGTGCAATAGCCCAGTTTCGCCAGTTGCCGTGTACATCAAAATCGCTGTCGCAGATCAGGAAAATGTATGGGACGATACCCTCTGTCACCAGAAATGCATCCCACTCGGAGGCGTCCAAGAATGGGATCAGTCCGTTGAAATCACCCGTGACGGCGTCTGGGCTCTCCCCAGGGGTCACTGCCCCCCAGATTGCGCCGGCCTCCAGCATTCGCACTGCAACTGGTTGCGCAATCGGCACCGTGCCGGTAAAGTTGGCCGTTTCCGACGCACCAAGGTACTGGCTATTCGCATTGATCCAATCCAGAAGCCCCTGAGAATCTGTGACGGCCGCAAATTCTGTTGCAGTCGCTAGGTCAAGGTACTCCACAATCATTGCGAACGAAGCAGTGGCATACGCAACTGCGGGTGCAGCGCTCAGTTCGGCCCAGTAGGTGATCTGTCCATTCGCATCAAGTTCGCTCCCGAAATCTGCAATGGTGAGCGTCTCAACTTCTGTCGCGGTGTTGTGCCCGATATCAATGGACATGCCAACGCGCAGCCACGAGGTTGCCTTCCAGCCCTTTAGCTGGATGCGGGTGCTGGTGAGCGATGCATTTGCCGACAAGAGCGTGAAGTGCTTGATCGGGAAAATGCTGATGACGTTCGTCGCCGCAATGGTGAATTGGATCTTGGTCCACATCGCCGCCGCGCCCCATTTGAGCGGATACAGATTGATCTCGTTGACCGGACCGGCGGACGTCACAACCACGTTCCCGCGAGCCAGATCGTTTACCGCAATGGTGTACGCCCGTGGAAGGCCGTGCAGTTTTGCGTACCGCATCGCGACATGGATATCAGAACCCCAGCCGTAGTAAGCCGCTGTGTCCGAATCAGTAATCGTGAGCCGTGCGCTCCGCAGTAGTGTCTCGCTGGTCCCCTGGTCTGCCGCTGCATCCCAGTGGTGGCCCTCGTAGGCACCTGCCACGATGATCGGGACGAGGAATGTGGGGGTCGGTCCGGACAGGGAACTTTCGATGGTTGAGACGGTTTGAACCTGGGGCACCCAAAGGGTAGTCCCATCAATCAGGCTAACAATAGGCATCTGCGGCTCCTATGACGACACTGTGGCAGGGCTGTACGTGATCCGGTGGGGTACCCCACCCTCCCGTCTGGTGTATTTCCATGTCCATTCAATCCGCACGTTGAAGAGCGGCACGAAGTGAACCATCTTTTGCAGTGGGTGACCTTGCGGCTCAAATCCTGTTCGCGAGATGGCGAGATTGCGGACGCCAGCGCTTTTCAGGAGCCCCTTCCCGCTGAATAGAGCCCAGTGAACTGCCGCCGCAAGCGCCCGGGCCCCTTCAGGGCGTGTCTCCCAAACTGACACCTGGACGTTGCTGATCTGGCCTACGCCCCGGACCTGGTGGTCAATAACTCGGGAGGCAGTCGCATCGTCTGGGTCGAGTGTGCCCTCTAGTTCGGCCCACCGCCCAAGGTCGTCATTTAGTCCAGCCATGGATTCGTCTTCGACTTCGTTCTCCGTGACGATCGCAATGGTGGGTAGGTGCGCCTCTGCAAAGGGGTAGGTCAACATGATCCGCTGAAAGAGTTCAGCGCTTGTCACGAACTCCGTGAACATGGTGCGCATGTCCTTGACCCACTGATCTTGCGTTCCGCTGTGCAGCGAATCGTAGCGCCGGAAAAAATCGTTCATCAGAAGGCGATCGCCAGCCAGGAAGGTCAGGCGCCGAAACAGCGCATCCCGAATCAGAAATTCGATAACGATCGGCATCCCAGCGCCCTGCTGGACAAGCGGTGCACTCATGATCCACCCTCCAGAGAACCTGTCACCGCTGCGCGGATGATCGGCTCAATGAATGTCGGCGCAACCATCGCAACCTGGCGTGCGATACCCAGTCCCGCTTTTGCTGGAATGTTCCAACCAGCACTCTCCTTTGTGATGGTCCGGATGGTCATGTATTTGGAATGCGCTGGGGCTCCGGCCTTGAAGAGACCTTCAAATTTGGATGTCTGCCAAGCTGGGTTTTCGAGCTTCTGCCTTCCGCGTGGTCCGGTGCGTCCGACAAAGCGTGCTCCCCTGCGATGCTCTGATATCCCATGCGCCGAGGAGACGAATCCTGCGTCATGCATCCCAACGAGGCGGGTCTTTGTCCCTGGAGCTGCAGGAGTGAACTGCCCTTTATGAACCGTGCCTCTGATGTAGCGATCCGCCGCCGTGAACTGCCCTGACGAGTCGTACTGACGCCCCTGGACCAAGCGCAACGTCCGTGCAAGCCCCTTTGCCTGAGCATGGATATCTCGCGGCAGCATGGCCTTGACAGTCGCTGCGGTGTAGCCTCCTGCCTCGCGGACCGCCGCTCCCGCATATGCGGCGTGCTTGAATGGAATGTGCAGATACGCCACGCCGTCCTTGGTTCGCTTGATGCTACCCGTGGTCTTGTTCCAGTTGATTTTATCTGGAAGGCTGTACGCAGAATGCCCATCCTCGATGATCGAGGAATGAGGTGCAGTCGCAATGACGTTGATCTGCGCAGTGATGATGCCGTCCCGAAGTTCGGGCGCCTGCACCATGCGGACAGATCCCTTGCTCTGGAGGCCTGCGATATAGGCGCCACTGTTTCGCACGTTCCGGATCTGGGCCAGTTTGATCCATGCGCCCTGCACTGCCGTTCCTGACTCCACCACTGCGCCGCGTAACGCACCCATCAACGCGCCCTCGGACAGGCGCAACGATGCCAGGCCAGAGATGTGGACCTCAATCCGAACGCCACTCATCGGCGGTCCCTCCCCGGCGTCCACTGATCCAACCGTATCGCGTCGATCTTGCGCGGGAGCCGCTTATTGCCAGTTCCCCTGAACTGTGACTCGATGATCACGTAGGCAGCCGGCGCGGTATACCGGACCGTGTATACTTGGCCTGCAGCTGGGCCGGCCTGCGGCGCCCATCGGATTGCAGTACGCCCCTTTTCGTCCGTGTGGATGCGGTAGCCGCCTCGGCCCATCACGAGTTGATCCCCTTCGATCCAAACAATCTCATCGATGGAGACGGGATCGTCGTAACGCAGGACCTCTGGAGCGACTGGCGGGACGGGCGGGGCCTGATAGGGCGCGTCAATGGTCGCATTCGCTGTGATCGCCCCGACGGGCTGATAGGCGCGAGTGAGCTGCTCTTCGACCACATGCAGCTCAAACGGCGTCCAATCCTCCGCAGTGGCGGTTTCTGGCGTGATGCACGGATCCAAGATCTCCTGTGGAAACACAAGATCGTTGAGACGCGGGATCGGGGCCTCCGTTGGAAATGACATCGTCACACGGCCCGTGATGACGACGCCTGCAGCCCGCTCCTCAGTCGTCGGCGCACGAGACGTCATCATCGCAACAGTGCGTTCCACTCGGCGCGGTGGGTATGCAGTGCCGATCCCCTTACAGACAAGGCACGTCCCACGCGGTTCGTGCGTCTCCACGCGCGCGCAGGGACACGTGATACCGCGGCGCCACTCGAAAAACACGCCACGCTCCGCAATGAACCGATCTAGCCCGGATAGATCAAAGAGGTAGCGTGACTCATCGAAGACATCACCACTTCCGATGTCCGCGCCCCCAGATGTGAATGGCGTCGTGTCGGTCACGTGGCCAATGATGAGGGATGTGGACATCAGTAGATCCCCACTTGCACGCCGCGTTTGCGGATGGACCACCATTTCCAATCAATGCGCTTTTCAGCGGTCTCCAGCATCTTTTCCAGCGCGCTATTGAGGCCATAGATTGCGCTGGCAGTCAGACTTGTGCTCTGACTCACCCCGTCAATAGAGACGCTCGTAGACGCGAGCCCGCCCGCTTGCGCAGCACCAGAGATGGACAGCAACTTCTGCCCCGCCACGCAGTACACCCAATCAACCAGCGGCAAATCAATCTGGTTGACCGCCCCCTCTTCATCTATCGGGCCGGTGGTGTAATCCACTGCCCACACGTCTGGGACGGTATTGATCTGCTTGTAATTGTTGAAGTACCAGAGGAACGCGCTGAACGCGAGAGGGCTTGTCTCGCTCAGCACAATGGGCCATCCCTCATAGCCAAAACCCGGGAGTAAATGAATCTGCCCGCTCTTGCGATCTACGATCCGAATCGTGCGTGCAGAGTCGGTGTCCGGACCGATGTCCAAGACGAGATCGTCGTACCAAAACGCACGGACACGCTCGACCGAGATGATCGGCTGACCGATATCAACTCGGTAGTAGTTCGACGCGGCTTCTCGGATGTACGGGAGACGATCCGCGACGCGATCATAGTGGGTACCCTGGATCAATCCATCATCGACCGGCCGGGCTTTCACAATTGAGATGTTGAGGGGGATATCCAACTTGGCGGCCAGGTCCGCCAACGCGACGCGGATATGCCATAGAACAGTCGCGTCCGGAAGACGGCCTGCCATCTCGCGCATGATTTTGAGGAGGTCCTCGGCCGACGTGTCAGCCGCGATCTCGAACGCCTGCGCGGTGACATGCCCCCAGACATAGTTGTCACGCCACGTCTTGGGGTTGAGAACCTCCGTCACGGGGATGGAAATCCCGATCCTCGCCACGTATAGTCCTCCTACTCCCTCAGAGAGGCTCCAGCCACATGCGACCAGTGATACCGACCGGGCCTGTGCCGCCAGCGCCCGCCACGCAGATCAGTTTGATCAGATCTCCCTGAGCGAGGTCGCGCTCGAATGTCGTTTCGGGAGCGACACGGGCTTCGGTTGCTCCAGCGGTCATCGTCTCGACCGCATCCAACATCGAGCCATAACCCGCGCCTGCATGGTTGACTTGGACATCGATCGTGAGTGATGCCGAGGCCCCAAGGGTCTCAAGCGCCAAATCCACGAATCGAATACGGCAGGGGAACGGGGCCGCAACGATATTGCTGTCCGAGGTCGCAGACGGCGCTACAGCGAACCGGAAGAAGGAGAGTTGAAACAGCTTCACCCGGTCAATCTGGGTGTTGTACTCCGGACCGTTTAGGGTGCGCTCTGCGGTAAGTCGCGCCGCGATCGCATCCGAATCCGGGGCGACTGTATTGCTGTTGACGATATCCGAGGTGCTGAATTCTGCCATGGGCGTCTCCTATAGCTTCGCCAGGACGACCAGAGCATTCAACTGCTTCTGGTTCACGCTGGGTAACCTGAATCTCTTGTACTTCTTGCTCCGGAACTTGTGGTTGAGACTCTGGAACGTGGGCTGCCAGTCAGGACCGAGTTCCTGGATGATGATCACCGCCCTCGCAATCTTGGGTGCTGGACCCCACCTCTCAAGAGACGCCATCAACCTGGTCTTGTCGCTCTGCGGTGTTGCCTCTGCGATCTCGGGGGGCAGGGGGGGCGCCAGGGGAACCAGACGTCCCTCCACAGGCACAGGTGCTGGCGCTGGCACCTCAACTCGCTCAACAACCTGATAACCCCGTAGAGCGTCGTGGAACGGTGCGCCTGTCACGAGCTTCTCCCGAACGCTCTCCGGAAGCGCCGCCGCAAGATCCAACTCGGCCTTGATCTCCGGGAGTTGCCTCACCGCATCGAGCAACAGCACGCCACGGAGCATCGCACGCCGGATCTCGTCTGGGATGAGTCCCCAAAGAGTGGACTGGAGAGTCTTGATCTTGGCCGCCATGATGGCGCCTTCTTCCCGACTCTCATATGCCAACTTCTCGGGGACATTGACGATCCATGCCCGTTCGGGCCATTGCACCACGAAACGTTGCGCGATGTTGATCATCTTCCCAGACAGCCGCACTTCCCAAACGCCAGTCTTATCGGGGAGTGTCGCATTGCGCCAATTGAACTCCACCCCCTCAATGATGGTTGGCGAGGCCACCTGTGAAGGCTTTTGTCCCCCCATCCTCAGAACCGGATGATTTCCCATTCCATCCTCCATTTGGGACATGCCCTCAGGCTGTCAACGAATCAATCAGATGTTCTCGGGACGGGTCGCCGGTAGAATGTTCTTGTAGATGACACATTTGCGGCGATCTCGCACCTCCATTGCCATCGGGCTGTAGTACGCATTCTGACTCGCCGTGAATGCCACACGTGCCATTTCGAGCTTGCCGTATTTCACGCCGAGCTTCGTGAATGCGCACCCATTGCTGTCCTGGGCAAGGTTGTCCGCGAACTCGGTCGGCGCACGCTTCAGCGCGGCATAGCCATCCGGACCGCTACGCAGCATATCCACGCTGCGGCCTTCCATCGGGAGACCAAACGCATAGTGACACCCTGGACGGAAGAGGTTGTTGTCCCCAGAACAGGGTCTGACCGGTTGCGCTCGCCGCTACGTCGAAAATGTGCCAAGCATCCGTCGAAGCGGTCCCGCCGCCGTTGTACCCGCGATAGACGCGAAGCTTCTCGGCGTCGGTTGCGTGCGTCACGGTGAACTCGACTTCCTGGGTGGCTGCGACTGCGACCGTAGTCACGCCAGCATGACTACGGGCCCCGAGGGATTCGATCCCATTCACAATCTGGGTGATGACCCAGAAGATGCCGGTGGTGTCCGCCCCGCGGGGATTTGCGTCCCAGACCGACGTCACCGTATCGGTGGTGGCGCCGTCTGCCTGGACCGTCACTGCGTCGATGACCGGAAGCCCTGGCACGCCGATGTCGGTTCGGTCGGTCGTGTACTGCGGCCAGCTATGTTCGGGCGAAAGCGTATTGTCCGTGAGAAACATCACGTCTTCGTTGTTGATCCGCATGCCATACGGGCAGTCGCCCCACTTCAGGCGGGTTGCCGTGCCGAGTCGGATCGCACCGTCAAGTGAACTCTCGAAATCGGTCTGGACTGCAGGCGACATGAAGAGGGTGTTGAATCCGCGGAACAGTACCGTCGTCACGATCCGGCCGCGTCGGACCTGATCGAAATTGAAGGGACCGCCGAGCATGTCAACCACATGCGAACCGCCGAGAGCGGACGCAAATGGGGACGTCGCTGTGCCCACCTCGACCTGCTGGAAGATCCCCTGGAATGCGTTGCCGTTGTCGCCGCCGCGGTAGGTCCTCGTATCGGCGAAGTACAGCGCGCGATTCATGTGGAACCATAGATGCTTCTGGACCAGGCTGTCCTGCCACACAGTCGGATCTTTTGACCCGTCAACCTGCACGTAGTTCGCCTGATGGGCTGCCAGCTGTCCGACATCACTCTCGAATCCCATCAGCTTGATGAGGATCTGGATCTGAGCGAACGACGGACCGATGCTGGGCGGTCGCCCAGACTCAGCAAAGAAGCCCGTCAGTCCGTCCGGCCCGAAAGCATCAATCTGGCTCACGTCGTGGGTGACCTGGAGGGCATTCACCGTCGGGAGCAACTTCAGTAGAGTGAGTTCGTTTTTGTCGGTGATGCGCCACTGGGTATTTACCGCAATCGGCTCAATATCCTGGATGGTCACATTCGCAAGTGCGGTCGTGGTCGTGATGCCCTTTTTCATCTGGACCGCTTCAGCCTGCTGGATCTCTGCTTCGGTGACGACCCCCTTGCGGAGCAGACTCCGATACTGTTCGTTTCGCCCTGCTTGCGCCTGATGGAACGCGAGCAGATGCACGTTATTGCTACGATTTAACAGGCTACCCATGTTTCGTCTCCCGATAAGGGGTAATGCCCAAACGGGCAGGAATTACGTTCAGTTCTCGGCGAGGCCGGTCTTGACCGCCGTCACACGTGCGATGGGCAGGTCGCCGGTGGACGCGGCGTAGACCTCATCGGCATCAAGGAGACCCTTCGCGATGGCGAGACCTTGCTCCTTTTTGGTCAAGAACCCAGTCTCTGGCGCTGCTGTAGAGGGATCCTCTACCCGGCCCTTGATCAGACGGAGCGTCGCCTCCTCCATGTTCAGAGCGGCCTGCACTTTGTCGTAGGGGTCAGGCCGACCGTTCGGTCGGCATCCGGATCTGCACTCGGCACGATGCCCTTGATGAGAGTTTTGCGCGCCTCGATCTCACTCACGAGACCCTCTGCGATGGTGCCCTGTCCCTTCTCGATGGCATCAAGACGCTCATCCATCGCGGTCAGCATCACGAGAATGTCATCTCCGTCGGTCTGCCCCTTTATTAGGCTGGCGATACTCTCCCCAAGAGGGGTAATGAGAGACTCGTGGAGTTCCATGACCACCGGTTCGCCCTTGGCCATAGTGCCACCGAAGGCCTCTGGCCCGGCCGTGTGGCCACATTTCGGGCACTTGTACTGCATGCCCTTTGCCATGCCACCATCGTAGCTCGTGCCGGTGCCATCACCGGCTGCCTCGGCGCCGCCCTCTTTCAGTCCGCCGTCGGGACTGTAGACGCCATCTTCGTCGGCCTCTTTGTCGGGCTTCTCACCGCCCTTCTTGTCGCCCTTGGACATGAAAAGGCCCTTCAGACTCGCCAAAATGCCGGCTGTTTCCTTCTGGTTTTCGGCGATGCCCGCCATGACGTCATCACGAGAAGTGATATCCCGCACGAGGCCTTCTTCAACCTTGTCCAGCGCTTCAGTAGCGGTGTTTTCATTCGGCATGGGCTCTCTCCAAGTGGATTTTGATGTCCTCGATCAGCTTGGCTCTCGCCTTTGCTTCATCGAGCCGGTAATTCTTCATGTAGACCTGAACGAGACGAGCAAACCTCGGGTCTTGCTGAACTGTTTCGATCTGGCCCGCAACACTCTTAGTCGCCCCCGGACTCATACCCAGAAGCCCTGGCGTCGCAGCCGCAGACATGATCCCCTTCACTAAAAGCTCTGAGTCACCGCTGCAGTCCACACATGAGCACCGCGGTTCGATGCTCATACCCTTTTGCAGAAACTCGAATGAGAGGCCTTTTGCGAGGACCTCAGCGGTGCTGTCGGGGTTGTAGGGGTACTCCAGTACGGCGGCCTCATCGACGCACGCGCGGATGATTCGATGTCCGCACGATGAGACCGTCATCGTGCCCTCAACGGAAAACGCCAAGGTGCGGGGCCCCTTCCGAAGCTCGTTTCCCAGGGCCCAGTAGTAGTCCGCACGTTCGAATTCAACATCGCTCGGTCGGTCTGGCAGGCCGACCCATGAGGCACTATTGGCGCGGTCGAAAAGGGAGCCCGTCGTCCAAAAGCCCACCTTCCCGTGCGCCCGGGACAAGTCCGTCGTCCCGTCGTGGAACTCAAGGGACTCCGGCATGCCGACACGTCGCGAGCTGTGCGCGTCATTCCAAACGCCGACGCCTTTTGTGAGATAGGTCGTCCAGTTGATAAGCCCCATCACGGAGGCGCACTCCATGATCTGGTTCTCACGATCAACAGTTGGAACGATGCCGCCGTCTGGACCGATTGTTCCGTATGTGGTCACCCATCCGGCCAGCCTACGGGCGGAGGGCGCCTCTACCCCAAGGCCCTTGGCGAGCAGTGCCACGGGGCTGATTGGCCCGCTGATTCGAAAACGCTCTTCCATAATCCAGACAAAAAAAATGGCCGCCTTCGTCCCAAATGGGAACGAGGGCGGCCTAGCGAGACCACACACAGAGAGGTCAAATTGTCGAACCACTGCGGAAGGAGGAAACCGCAGTCATCTTGAATCGTAACTGTCACACTGGCACGTGTCAACCATTACTGCGGACCCGGACGAGGATGCGCCGACCTGTTCGCCGAGATGGGATATCTGGTAGCGCTTCCTCGACCTTGAGAAAGGGGATCTCAGTCATCACGCCGCATGCCGTACATTTCAGGGCTGCGCCAGATGTGGAGATATTCAGGGTGGAACTCCGCGCTGGAGCGTATACCCCACCATCTCGGACACCCTTACGCATGAGGGCTGCCCCGCATTTACACTGTAGCGTGAGATCCATTGCTCTCCTTGAGGCGCAGGATGATGTGTCGCCCCTTTCTCATTACATGCCTATCGTAAACCACCTGAACCTTCTTTCTGAGTGCCGCATTGTTGAAGTTCTCACCTGCCCACCGAAGATAACCGGGGTCCACCTCTGCAATCCACTTCAATGACCTACCAGCATGCTTCCCGTAGAGTAGTTTTGTTTCGTCGTATTTCGTCGGCTGTACTGGTGCCTTCTTAGGCATCGGCTTATCACGGCCCTTGGCTCGGCCAACACCCTCAGCGGGGGGCGGTTTGTCCTTGGTGACCGGCTCTAGGTAATGTCTTGCAACCTTCGTCTCAAGAGGTTCATCTGGCTTGGCAATGCGATTTGACGGCGTTGGGAGTTCCTTGGTGGCTACATCCCTGGTTTTTCGAATCTCTTTTGTCTAATTTATCACTGTACGGCACTCGATGGCCGATAGCCCCCGCACCTCCAGTTTTCACATTATTAGCACCTCCAGTTATCACCATCAGCACCATTGTTTCTCACGTGCCAGATATACTTATCTCCTATGACATACCACTCACCACCACCATAGATAGTTTGCCCTTCTCCAATATTAACGCGATCACCCTCAGGAAGCTGCATCCCATCTGGCTTCTCTCCAGTTCTGCCGATGTCTCGTGCAATTGCCCTCATGCGATTAGACGCATCCTTTTTTTCTCTGAGAGCGTTTCTGTGTTCAACCATCGGTCGCGCTTCGGATGCTGTCGCTGGTCGCACAATTGCACGATGCGAGTATCCCCGATCCATGCCGGGGGGCAGACCGAGACTCATCCCATCTTCGGCGATGTATTTTGAACTTGCATGCCGCACGACACTGAAGCCGGATCCTGCTCCAAATCCGGCATCTGGGTTGCGAACTACATCACCGACTTTGAAACCACCGCCTTTGTGACGTGACGTGCGATATACCTCGCTATGCCCTCCCGGTAGATTGGCCAAATCAGGCGCTGTTCCATACTCTCTTCCATATCCAGTCACGCGGTGTGCCTTGCCATCAACGTGAAGGATGTCTCCACGTTTGTGCGTGCCCGCCGGTGCCTCAATGAACCTTTTGCCACGAGATGACTTTACTAAGTGGCCCACATCCTTGGGTTTTCCACCCAGTGCTTCTAAGTATTTTGCATGGCCGGCTTTCTTCGTTGGATCTTTTGTTTCCCTGTGAATTTTCTCGACAATCTCTCTGTGCCTTGGACTATTGAGTGCCGCTTTGGCTTTTGAGGACTTACGCGACACTGGGAAGGGCTTTTTTGTGTCCTTGTTCGTGAGAAAGGAGACCGGGGCCGAGATGCGTTTCTTGCCCTTGGCTAACTGCAACACCACCCGTCCCTTCGTGAGGCGCGTCCCCCGAAGCGCCCGATCCCGCACCATCGCCTTGAAGCGCTCCATCGGGACGGCGTTCATGCCCCCGAAAAACCCCGGACGGTCGTATTGCCGCATGTAGAGCGCCTTGGCAGATACGGCCGACGGGAAGCCCAACATCACCTTCTGCTCATCAAATAGGCCTGTGTCCGGGTGGTTCTGGTCGATGATATAGGCCGTCGTGGCCTTGGGATCCTCGCCCACGTACACATCAAGGAGGTCCCCATCGGTGCCGGTCGCCCCAAGTCCGTTGATCTCGCCATAGTGGGCGTGCATCGTCGTGCGCCATTGGTGGCCGTCACGGTCTGTGCCCTTGCGGATGTCGCCCTTGCGCTGCTCGATGTGGACCGGGAGGCCCTGGTAGTAGATTTTCCCCACGAACGGATATTTGCGGCGGTTCTTGCGCGGGGCCGGACCCACGTTCACACTCTCGCCCAGCTGGCCGGCTGTCTCGGGGGAGACTCGCCCAGACCCGAGGCAATGGGGACATGCGTGGGCTGCTCCGGAGGGACGAGCGTTGTGCCCTCGGGCGTGGCATGCGGGGCATCTGCGGCGGTCGGTGTGGCCTTTCTTCATCGGGGCGAGGTGGTCTTTCCAGTAGCTGTGAGGCGTCTCGCCATGTTTGGAATGCCCATGCAGCCGATCCATAATCTTGTCTACTGGCACCGCCTCTTTGCCGCCTCCCTCCTTTGGGAGCATAAAACGCCCCGCCATGTACGTGGCTACTCCGCCCCCGTGCTCCTCTCGAATTGGGTAGCGCTTCAACATCTTGAATTGCGGCCCGCCGCTTTGTTGCTGATCGTAGAAGGACCGTGTGGCCTTTGAAACCTCATGCCTCTTCTTCGGGAGCGCCCTCACTGGAGTTGGGACAGGCTTCGCCGCCTTCGGCTTCGCCGCTGTCTTCGTCCAGTCGTCATCTTTGTGGGGCTTGAACCCGCCACGGTCGCTCTCTTCGTAGAGGTAGTGGAGGTCCTCGCCATCATCCTTTTCGGTGCTCTTGATGCCCGCCTCTGCCTCCGTTCCTGCTCCACCCCACTTGTCAACGCCCGTCCATCCGTCCTTCGGGTGCCAGAACTCTACGTGCTCCGGGTTGATGTCCTTCTTCGTGTAGCGGGAGCCCTCGACGTCATCGTCGCCTACTTCATCGCGCTCCGTTTTGCGGTGCTTCACGCGGAGCATCACCGGGACGCGCTTATGGAGATCGTCACTGGCGTTTTCTAGTTGGTCGTGGACCTTGCCGTGCCATTCANGGGCTGCCTCTGGATGAGCTGACAGAAACGTCTTCCCCTGGCTATGGGCACTATACCCGCCGTGCTGGAACGTCCCGCCACCGCCTCGGGGCTTCAGCCCGTGCTCAGAGATGTTCTCCATGTTGGCGTGGCTGGTCGTGTGGTAGAGGTGGCCCCTTGTCCCCCGGTCTTGGCCTCCTTCACCTTCTTGTGCGCCCCCTCCTTCATCCACTTCGGGGGGTTGACGGGCTTCCCGTTCCGGATGAGGACGTGATGGCCACGGATCGTGACCCATTGCTCGCCCTTCTTGAGCCTGACGACAAAGTGGCGCGTAGTGTGTTGGGTAGGGAGGGGCATGGCTATTTTCCTCCAGTCCTCTTCATCATCTCTTCCTCATCTCTTCCAACTCGCTTCCAAAGCGCCCAAGTTTGTGCTTGCGCTCCCGCTCCTCGTCTCGAAGACGGATGTACTCTTTGCTTCGCTTCTCACGCGCCTTACCCCTGGCCTCTTCCCCTGCCTGATGTGCATGGTGGTGCATCTTGTTGGCGAGGTTGTTGATGTGGATTGTACCTTCCGTGGACTTCGCGAATTGACCCATGTCGTAAAGCTTGTCACGCGCCTTCATTCCAGCCTTGATGGCCGCCTCTGAATCCCCGGCGGCGACGCTCTTTGTGATCTTATTGAGGGCCGCAGACACTCGGGCGCGCGCGGACCTGTAGTTGTATCCCTTTCCGTCATGGAAGTGGGGCGCTGCATCAACTAGATCACTCTTGATGTGACCCTTCCGATCGTCGTGAGAGGTGCCGCCAGCCCATTTATCGCCTTCCTCTGTGGTGTATTTCTTCACCTTTTTGGTAGCCTTCGTCCGGTCGTCTTCTTGCTTCTGTGCCATTGCTTTCAGCCCATCTTTGGCGGGGGGCTCCTTTTCTTCTAGCGCCTGCTTATAGAAGTCCGCCGCCGCTGCCTCTTTGGACCCAGGTTTTGGTTTCGCCTTGAGGTCGGCTCGGTGCGTCCCGAGTTCCCGCATCCGCTGCTCAAGCGCCCTCCCTGCCGCCGCTTTTGAACCATAGCGATCGAAAAGTTGGAGAAGGTGTTGTGGATCTGATCTCTTCTCAATCTGCCTGCGACTTGTCGGCATGTCATACACGTGGTCCTGGAATGCCCGGACGAAGTTAATGTGTTCGACCGCCTCATCGTCCGTCATACTGGAGACGGGTTTATTGAGAAGTTCAACGATCTTTGCTCCAATGTCCTTCGCGGGCTTCCCCTTCTTCGGAGTTGTTTCCTTTTTGGAAACAGTTGGGGACTTCGCCTCGCGCTCCGCCTTCGACTTCGCAGCCATCTCCTTGAGTTTGTCTCGGCGGGAGGTCCCGAAAAGGGTCTGTTGACCCGCAGCTTCACCCGTAGCGTGCTCCACGTGGCCCTTGACCTCTTCATGGCGACGCGCATCAATGTGATACTCGTCACCGCCCGCCGTCCTCACAACGAGCTTGCCTGCCTTCGTGGGGTGCTTCGATAGGCCCCACACCGGGATGACGTTACCCTCCTTTGCGGAACCACTCTTGACTGTGATGAAACCATCCGGCTTGCGCTTGGCTGGCGGCTTCCCCTTTGCAAGCCGCAACACAATCCTCGTCATAGCACCCACCCCTTTCGCCATACGCACTGGCGCTCCAGCTCCGTTCATCGGCAAATCCCCGTCATTGCGGAATACGCCTTCAACCGGGAGTCGGCCCGCTCGGAACGCCATCGCAAGGCGTGGCGCCCAAAACTGGGCCTTCCCCCATGTGTTGCAGAGCATCTGATATGGAAGCGGGCGACCCGGGATCTTCTTCACAGCGAGATAACCCACGCCTACGGTAGGCGACCCCCTCCACGTGAAATCAAGCCCATCCAACGAGAATGAGCCCTCCTCAACCAGACCCGTTTCACCCCGCTGCTCACGAAGCTGCTCCAGCTGGCGCGCCGGAACAAGCATCGCGGTCAGGCTTCCGCCTTGCCCGGCGTGAAACGGGTTGACCTGATTGAGGATGTGGAAGGGGCGCATGACCACCTCAGCCTATGCCGTATCGTTGTTCCTGTGGCTGAACTGGAGATTGACGTCGTTGACAACCACGTCGGAAGCTCCGCCTGCGCCGCCGTCCACGTAGACGCGCAGCAACAGCGACTCGTTGGCTGCAAGGAACGCCGGCGCGCCGGCGTCAGTGATGGTCGCCTTGTGGAGTTCCGGAGCGGCGGTGTCGTCGCCGCGCTTGGCTGGCGTGTCGTGAGCGGCATCGTAGTCGGCATTGTCCTCTCCAAAGAGAACTGCGGCCGTCGGGGCGGCCCCGTCCGCACCTTGGGTACGCTTCCAGACCTCGAAACGGACGTTCGTCTGCGTCGGCCGTGTCGACGTTGTAGTTCGCGGTGAGCCCAGTGGGCTTGATGCCACGGTCGGCGCTGGTGCGGTTCGAAATTGGGATCTTGACCCAATAGCTCTCGATCGCATTGGCAGCGGTTCGCGTGAGGCTCTCGATACCGACTGTAACTGTGGGTGAGAACCCACGTAGCCGGCGTCTGCGGTCCCCTCAAGTGGGATCCCAATCTCGCCGTACGGTTTCCTCCACATCCTAGAGCCACGATCGCGGCCGCATTGGCTGCGATTACGGTACGTCATGGTTCCGACGATGGCCCACTCATCGCCAGCCTGATTGGTATCCTGCAAGACGAGGGCATCGCCGTCGGTGGTCATGACGAAGTTCACACCGCCGCCCTGGTTGGCGCCCACTGTCTCTGCGCCATCGCCGTCGATGGTCACGTTCGCTGCGCCAGCGCGGATGATCGAGAGAGTGCGCCCAAAGGCTGCGCTTGCGGGAAGATCCAGCTCCACCGCGCCGCCGCTCGTGTCCACATAGATGATGTGGTCGGTGGCCAGCACGGTGTAGGGCGAATCGCCGAAGGCGATCTCGGTGATCGGCCCGTAGGCCATCCCGCCCGTGATGCGCAGTCCGCCAAAGACCGGGGTGCTCGCGATCGTCACCGCCTGATCAATGAATGTATGACTAGATCCGTCTGATGCGGCGTGGGCCGCGCCAGTCGTTTCATTGAGGTTGATCTGGGTAGCATGCGCTTGAAGCACATCTCCCAGCAAGAATGTCTGCCCCCTTTGAGCGAGCGGACCCCCAGGATCTTCGCTGTTGAGCATTCTCACCAGTGCCGTTGAAAGGGCTGATACTGACATTTTTCGTCTCCCGTTCTAGATGAATCGAATCTAAGGCGCCTGCTTCTCGACCCGGACGGATCGGACGCTGGCGTTGTTGATACCGTTGCCACTGAGCAGCACGCTCGTCTGATGCACTCCGTTGGCGACATTATTTGAGACAGCCGCGAAGAACACGAGGTCTTCAAGTAGGGTCTCTCCAGCTGCGAGCCGCAGATCAAAGCTGTTATCCTTCGAGGCGTAGATGAGGGCACTTGCATCCGTGAACAGACTCGCCTGGTCGGATGCCGCCGTCGCGATCTGCTCCGTGTCTACATGCTCCACCAGGAAGGCTGATTGAGAGTAGGTCTCATCGATCGAGGTCACCGGCTCTTCGCCGGTATCATCCTGAAGCGTCACGATGATTCGGACGTTCACCCATTTCGTTGCCATATCTATCTCCCAAACTTCTTGATCACGTCATCAACTATCGCATCGACTGTTTGTTGGATGCGCTTGGTCCAGATCATGAGAGGCGGACACGAACAACGGGGATGCGTTGGCCCCACGGTTTGCATCCAGTCCTTCTGTTTCACCCCGAAGTTGGTTCGTCCAACAACGTCCGAGAGTAGATAAACCTTCGGGTTGTCGATCGGACCCCAGATCTTCTTGCAGTACACGCACGCGCCAGGCGACACGATCTTGTAGACCCGGATATCTCCCTCTCGGATCCCCATTTTGTCCGCATCGTCGTATAACTTTTCGAGCGCGCCAGCATGCACTGCATACATCAATTCGGTACGTGCCACTCGATCCATCTCGTTGAGTAAGGTTGTACCCTTGACTGCTTCTTTGAGATCTCGCGCCAACGCCTTGTAGGGCAGCTTTGTCCGAACGCCTTGAGCCACTGCCGACCGCACCGATCCGTATTCTGCTTCTGTGAGGAGTCGATCGGCCTGCTGCGTCACCATGACCCATGGTCGGCGCATGTTGGTGGCTGCGCGGCTCTGCGCGTAGGCAATTGCCGGCATATCCCGCGACGTGATGATGGTCCGCTTCGCCGCACGGGCGGCATCCTTCATTGAGATGTCTTGCCTCGGAATAACAAGTCGTCTCGTGGGATGACGTCGACCAAGGCGATATCCCATCGTGGTAAACGAAACGCCACGCACACCCACCTGCGATTTTCGAATCCTCCCGGCCCGTATCAGGCGACGCATCGTCTTGATGTCTCTTGCATCCCCCGCAAACCGGATTGATAGTTCGACTTCGTGCTCGCGAAAGAGCTTCTCCAGGGCCGCGCGGGCAGTTTCGGTCATTGGGTGCAACTGCCCAGTTCGATGCATCTTCAGCACAGCCGCGACAAGCCTCTCCCCAGCAGCCCGCCAATCGCGCATCGCGGCTTCGATGAGGGCGTTCACCTCGGGAGTGAACGGGCTGGGGAGTTCCGGCATCAGTCACCTGTTATCTCATTTTGCGGTGCCGCAATGGCGGTGCCACGGTCGCTCATCAATCCGTCCCCAATCGGTGCGATCACCATCCACGCCCCAAGGATCGCCACGGTAGATACCGCCACAAGACAGAGCACTATCAGACCAACGAAGCGTCCCAGAACTGGGATCTTATATGGCATCGGTTCAGTTCCCCCTTCCCGCTTGAATGATCCTGACCTCGGCTTTGAGATCGTTGACGTCATCGTCGAGGCGTTCGAGTTGCTGGTTGATGACATCAAGGCGCTTGTGTGCGGCTCGCCCTCTCTGGTCTGCTTCTCCGATGCACTGGTCAAGACTCCCGCCTGGCTCATGTCTACCTCGCATGGTGTCGTACCATTTGGTTTGTGCGGCGACCTTTTCCCATAGTCCCTTCCCGGTGAGTCTCTTCACGATGTACGCCACCAGGAAAAGAACACAGACGATTATCACGAGGATGTCACTGCGCCCCTGCACCATCTGCACAAAAACCTCTTCACCCATCTCGTGCCTCATTCGCAAACCGATTCACGCTCCAACCATGGCCGCTCAAATAACAGAGATCAAAGTCGGCTTGATATACATCAACCGAGCTGGCGGGCCGGCTGGCACCGCAGCGCCTGAGGCCTCCGCACAGAATGCGTGAGTCGGGACGAATCCACGCACGCCAAACGTCGTCAGGGCCACCCAACTGCCAGCGCCAGTCGCTTTATATGACACCGTCACACGCCCCCGATCCCATTGAAATCTGAGATCGCTGCCCGGGTCCAGGAATGACGCCGCCAATCCCGCTGAGTTTGCCTCATTGGTTGTGACTCCTCCAATAGTCAGCTTGCCTCGCACTACATAGGCCGGGACGGTATCTTTCTCCAATCCAACAGCTACCCAAGCTCGCTGCACGGCTGCTGCCATGTCAAAGCCTATCAGCCCGATCATGGCAAAACACACGCCACCAGCTACCTGTAGATTTTCCATCAGGGCTGTGGCTTGGAGTTCAATACTGTTGGCCATGCGGACCGGTGTGATCATCATTGGGGCATTGTATGTCCCACCAGTCATGCTCTGATTCGAGCCGTTTTGAACATCCTTGACCAGGAAATCTGATGCATCCCAGTCCAGGGCGTTCTGCGCATTGGCCCATTGGATATCCCAGTTTCGGCCATTGTCATCTTCGTATGATACGCCAGACCCGCCAGCATCCAGATCCGTTGTTGGAAATGCCGGAACCTCTGCAAACAGGGCCGCCATGGCAGTGAGATCAGTGTGTTCATCTGCCGTCAGATGATAGAACTCTCCAACCGTTCCGCCCTGCAGCCCGGCTGTGCTGGCATGACTGACAGCGCCGGTGCTGGTCAGGATGTCGCCATTGAATGTGTCTGTCTGCGCGAAGACGACTGCGCCTTTCTGGATTACTATCCTACCAAGGATGAAGCCGTGAGACTCAATCTCTGCGAGAGTCGATGAGGGGACGTCTTCGTTGAGAGCATTCGCAATACTGGTTGCGTTACTTGTCCCGACTCGGATAAACACGTGGGAATCCGCAGAGAGATAAACCCACCGAACGCCATAACGATTGTTCGTCATGGCAGCAAGCCCAGTTCCCGTGTCATAATTGGTGTTGTCGATCTGGGTCTGCGCGGCTAGTTCATCAAACCCAGTACCCGGGGCATCAGTGTAGAATACGGTGAAGTCGTCTGCGCCAGAGGTGTCGATGTTGTTGGTGTTGACTTCACTAAGTCCGTAATACCATTCGCCAGAGGTGATGGTGATATTTCGGACGCCAATCTCACCAAGTATGCCCCCATCCGCCCTCTTGAATCCTTCTGTTTCAACGAACCTATCGCGGATCCAACGCAACGCATTGTTGATATTGCACTGCGCTGCACTGAGAATGTGGATCTCCGTCCCTTCCCTGAACGCCTTATCAAGTGCAATATTTGTGTTCTCGTCCGCCAGAGCGGTCGGAGAAGCCACAATCTGGGGCGAGCCTGCGTTGTATTCCAGATAGATGAAGTTGTCCGAGCTATCAGTCAACGCAAGGGACGCAACCTGAGCCCACGACACCAGAAGCAATTGGGCGGTGTCTGAGTCTGTTGCGCGTATGAGGCCGTTGCCAGCACTCACCTGGACAGTGCCATCCCCGTTGTCGGAGATTCCGGCGTACCCGCCGATCACGCAGGATGAAAGCACGTTGTCGAGCAGCCCCCCAACGGAGGAGACGGCTGGTGAACCGTTGGCTGCGTGCTCAACAGAACTGTCCGCCACCGTTCCGCCCTGTCCTGCACCACTGTGATTGTGGGCCGAAACGTCTACGCCATCCACGGTCTCCGCGCCCGCCATCGTGATGTTGCCAGACATCTGGCCACCAGCTCTTGGCAGAGCCGCATCGGCTACTGCGCCCTGGGCAGTAGTCGCAAACCGTCCATCACCATCCGAACGCCGGAGGATATCCGATGCTCCAACGACGCCAAGATCCCGCTCGGCAAATGTCCCAACCCCCGACCCCACCAGCACCTTGTCGGCTCCGGTGAAATCCGCCGCATCTAGATGCCCAGTATGAGGAGCTGCGGCAGCGTCGTGGGCCTCGGAGTCCGTGATAATCTCATCCAGGATGGTTTGGGCATCCGTCCCGACCTTTGTCCCGGACGGTGTAGCGCTGATTGCCGTCGCGGCATGGGCCCCTGTGGCATCTGCAATGTGCGCAACGACCTGTGCCGCGCTGGCGGCTGCCTGAGAGGCTGAATCGAGAAGGTTGGTTATGCTACTGCTCACGTCACACCCTCAAAGAAGACGGCCCTTGTAGGCGACAATTCTTGTGGTGGTCACGGTGGCATCCGCCACAGCACCCACCACCAACCGTGCGTCATTTGTGATATCGATCGCCGCGTTCACGTCGAACCCAAATGGTGCCGTGACTGCGGTCAAGCTGAATGGCGTCGGAACGGTAGACTGCGTTCCATACCAGATCTGCCCGCCGCCGAAGCCACAATAGATGTCGATCACCGTCGGCAGGGCCACATCGGCGTTCCCGACCGTCGCCTGGACGCCTGCGTTCGTGTACTGCGCACCAATCCGTGGTCCCGCACCAACTTCACCAACAAATGTCCGCTTGTTGTTGATGCTGCTTGCGGGATCGTCCTCCATCAGGATGGCCGCACCCGTGTTTGCGCCTGCGGGGGTCACCGTGAGAAAAAGGATGATGCGGAGCAGATTCTGTGCGAGGGGGTTGTCAACCAGCTCCGTGATTTCCATCCGCCATAGTGGCGAGGTCCTCACCGCGCCAGAGATGTTCACCCCTGGCGTACCAGTCACAACGAGGCCCGTTGCCCCGATCTCAAACGTAGCGGCAGCCGGATCGTTCTCGACCGAAATGACCGGGCCAACCGACGGCGTGTAGTCGCTATTATCAACCTTGAAGTCCCGCGCGGTTTCGCCCGTGAGATCAAGATCCGTCGTGAGAATCCACGCCCCCGAGGGCGCACCGCCCAGTAATTCCGAAACCGAACTGCTCATGAGCTACCCACATTGACCGGACGATATTGCAGGTCGAACGCCCCGCCAGGATTCACGATTGCGCTGATCTGGGGGTATAGAAGGCGACCTGCACAGATGGTACGATGAGAGTGGCTCGCCACGATGCCAGTCACGGGCGTCTCTGCCATTGGAAAACCGCCTGCTTCATTCCACGACCAGATCGTGAGGGTGTAGCTCGTAACGGCCGCCCCGATCTTGATTTCCCAAAGTACGTCAGAATAAGCGACTGGCATTCGCCGAAACTGGGCGAGGGCGGTCGGCGCAGCCATGTTGGCGGTTGCAGTAGCCGGGTACCTATCCACCACACCGGCTTTACTTGTCCCTGAGAGCATCGCTCACCTCAATAGTTGGACCAGTTGTCCAAAACGTCATCGAACGTTACCTCACGTAGCCCCTTCGCGAGCTTCTCCCCACTTGGAGCGCGATCCACCGCCTCCCCCGTCGCGCTGCGCTGGGCGCCACGCTGCGCAGTAGTTGGCGCAGGTGTGGTACCCAACCCACCTTGAGATGGGGGCGGTGTGAGCGCTTTTGGATTCCAGGCAGTTTGGGCCGCTTTTTCAAATGTTTGTGAGTCGGGCATATTCCACGGATTGAGATCGTGCTTCTTTTTGTCGTCCTCTGAAGCGGATTCGTACTCATCCGGGTCGAGGTAAAAGGCTCTTGGTCGTCTGTTTTGCGAGATGCGGATCTCGTTACGATCGCAATCTGTCTTGACCTTCTCCGTGTTGATCTGCGCCTCACGCAACGGATCCAGAACCCCGTACTCCATCGTAACAACGAGTTCCGGGTGGATGTGCCGTTGCACAAACGTAGTGAGGTGCTCACACACCGCCGCGAGATCTTGCTGATGACCAGCGAAATTCGCCCCGATGATCTCCTGTTCCTGGTTGCGCTCCTGGAGTGCATTGCCCTGGCCCGCACCCCACAGCTTGTGGAAGATCGCACTTGGGTGCATCTGGTAGTGGGCACATACGCCTGCGGTCACCATCGCGAATCGGTTTTGCTGTTCAAGGTCGCTGGGTGGATCTTTCAGGTCGATCTTCTTGATGTCCGCTTCGGCCAGGTTCCGCATGATGATAGGCTTGGTGGATCGCTTGTAGCCCTGAGAGGCCTCCCGGAATCGTTGCAGGAAAAGTTCGTATTCGCGCGCATCCAGGGCGCCCGTCACAAGCAGCATTGAGTTGGACCACATCCCCTCGCGGAAGACGCGGTTTTCACGGTCCCACGTCTCCCAATATGCTGCGGTGAGTTCGATCGCCTCCTCTACGTGGCTGGGCTGGTAGGGCCCAAAGCGGATGTCCGTGCGGCGCTTCTGAGACCGGATGATGATTTTCCCGGGCGCGTAGACCGCCTCAGGCAGTCCATCACGGATCATGATGTATTCGACATTGCGAATATCGTCATCGAGAGACTCGCTGATCATGTCCAGGACTCGCCTTGGATCCTGCTCACTCTGCCCTAGGGTCAGCGCACCGTCGCGACCCACATTTTGGTTCATCCAGTGGTTCACGTAGCTCATCGGTTCGAGAAACATTCCGCCATCAACCGGTCTGAGCCCGACCACCCTCGCCGGATCCGCACTGCTGGAAAGGACTTCGATCGCCATGCGATTGATGGTGAGATGGTCCTCCACCAGGGGCACCGTCAGGCTACTGAGCGCGTCAAATCCCTTTGATGGACAAGGACGCGACAACATGTCTTTTGAAGCCTGAATGAAGGGTTCGATGCCCTTGGGCGCCTCAACCCCATCTTCAAAATGACTTTGGTGCACGATGCGCATGCCCACGTCACCGCGGCGGCCACTCCACAACATTGAGAAACGCTCGACTTGGCGTGCGCGCGCAGCGTGGATCATGCCAAGCAGCGGGATCCGCTGGCGTGTCTCACGAAGCATCTCGAACGATGCGTGATCGTAGCCGTATTGCGTCTTGGTGGTCGCGTCACCGATGCCGCCCGTTGTGTAGCGTGGGGTCACCGGGACTTGGTGGACGCTCGCCCGACGGCGCCGATCATCAAAGAGGCGCCCATAGGCTTCTGGGGAGATCTGGAGTGTGCCGTCACTGAGTTGCTTTACGCCCGCGGCGCGAAGCAAATCAACCTGCGGAACTACCTGTTTTGTGGAAGTATTTTGGCGAGCAAGGCCCCTTCTACGTCGAGTTCGCATAGAGGGGGTCCTGCTACGTGCCAATAGAGGTCCTCCAGTCGCTCTGATAATGGCATGCAATTCAGAGTGTTGCAAGCATTCACGTTAGGTGGTCGCTGGACGAGTGCCCATAACATGGTACCATCCACAGGTCGGCCTCTTTTCGCCAAGCACTCTCATCCTCCATGCTTGAGATAGCGAGGGAGGTCGGCCTTCGAATCTGCATAGGATTGCCATGGACGTTGATTTCGCTCCCGCCCCGATTGGGTTTCAGCACGAGTACGGGATGGGGGGCGGTACAGCATTCAAGAAGGGGCTCGACGCCGAACAAGCCGCACGAGCACTGGCCAAGACACCGCTTGCCTCAATGGCAAATCCATATCTGTTTGATGCCCACTACCGGCCTGTCTATGACAACGGGCGATCAGATTGGGAGGCGTTTTCTCATCTGGTGCCCATGTATCAGGACACCTGCCGAACGCAAGTCAGGATGCAGGGGGCCCAGACCGGCAAGACGTGCGAATCGTTTATGAGATCGCTGTGGCTCATGCTGAAATTCTGGGGTGTGATCCTGGGCTTCTACTTCCCAGACGCACCGACTGCGTACCGTAACAGTTCAATGAGGTTCGCACCCCTACTCAGGTCCATAGCAGCCTTACGCCCGTACATTGGGGCGGGGCCTGACGGCGCCGCCGCCGTTGAGCGGCGCACTCTCGGGCTCAGCAGCATCCTCTTCTTGACGACTCGTGGCGTCAGTTCGACCGAATCTCTACCGATGCGCGTCGTCTTTTTGGATGAAATCCGCAACATGCTCAAGCTTGATATCCAGAAAGTCGAAGAGCGCCAGAGTTCGTTTGACCAGCCGTGGTTGTGCAAGACCTCTACAGCGGGGTGGCCAAATGCGGACATTCACGCGGCTTTTCTGGCAGGTGATCAGCGGTACTTCCACACCGAATGCGCGTGTCCAAACGGAGTTGCACTCTCAGAGGTGTTTCCCGACTGCATCGTAGATCTCGAAGGGGCCACCCCCGAATTGCGGAGAAAGGTGGAGCACGCCTGCACGATGGCGAGCCTCCCATATTGCGGGGTGTCCGAGGAGGTGCTCGCAGAGCGGGGTGCAGGCATGTTGCACTGCCCACGGTGTGGAACGTGGATCACGCACCCTCGTGCGGGCTGGTGGGAGCCCCACAACCCGGGTGCATACATCCACAGCTGGCAGGTCAGTCAGATGCTCGCACCGTCATACAATGGGCCCAGACTCGCCCAGAAGATTTGGCGCCCCACTGGTGAGCAGGACATCGGCGAGGCGTACCGCAGTTGCGCCGGACTCCCCTACATAGACACCGAGAATCTCCCGATCACCGACGACCGGCTTCGAGCGTGTGTGGTTTCCGATCTCCGATGGGCGGCAACCCAGTCTGTTGATTGGCGTAGGAAATGGATCCGAAACTCCGTGATGGGAATTGACCATATGGGGGGCTACAACTGCGTCGTCATCAAGCAGATCGCCCCGAATGGGAAGCACCGTGACGTCCATCTTGAGGTCGCCTCTGGAGATAACCCGTGGCTGCGGTGCGCACGTCTCATAGTGGAGTACGACGTGAGCGTGTGCGTGCTGGAAGGCCTCCCCAACTACAACGAGGCTGTGCGCTTTGCGGCGGCGTTCCCCGGCCGAGTGTACATCCTCACCTACGGGACGAAAAAGCATTCCGCAGAAGAAAAAATGCTTCGGTGGCATGTCGGGGGGAAGGATCAGAAGGGTGAGGAGACCGGCTACAAATTCAGCGTGATCGCCAACAAAACGCGCATCATGCGGTGGAGCGCTGATCGATGGAAAATGCGCCTCAACGAGACTCCAGACCCACAGGGCCTCATTCAGCAACTTCCACGCATCGCAGGACGAGTCAAACTGACCCCACGCCTGAGGGTCGGGCGGATGGAACCCACTGCCATCGCAAAGGATGTCTATTGGGAGCACCTGAAGGCCTGTGCATTTGAGAAGGACTATGCAAGCGACGAGGATCAACTCCTGGGCCGCTACCGCATGAATTTTCGACCCGTTGGACTGGATCCACATTTCGCAATGGCGGGCATGATGGCCGATTGCGCGGCAGCACGTTTGCGAAACGCCATGCCAACCGACTACACACAGCCCGGACATCGGGGGGAGGGAGAGGAGGGCGACCTCTCGCCAGACGAAATCAGACGCATCCTACGGGGGTCTTTATGAGACGATCAGAGTCTGTCAGCCGCATGTTGATGTCATTTCGCCAGAGCCATAGGCAACACATCAATCCCATACCCAGAGGATGGCGCAGGTTGAGCCGCCGCAGACCAGCCTGAAGGTGATCCTGCTCGAAGATCCATACGCAGTGCTGGACGAACTCGCCCTTCAGCAAGAGCGTGGGGATGACGAACTTTCCCGCCTCAACAAGACACTACTCACTCCCCAGGAGTGGGGGTTCGACGACGAACGGGGCGTGCCGACGTATGCGGGACGCTACTGCTGTGCGGTCGTCATTGACGAGCTGGACAAACTTACCAGATATGCCCGCCCGCCATTCAAGCGGGGCTGCCCGAACTGTGGCCGTGTCTGGCAGCTCGAACTGGATGCCGAGCGGTGGCTTGCGCATCGAAACGAGACGAATGGCCCAGTGTGACGCGGTTCCCCTGCCTGAGCTTTTTTTCCGAGTTTTTTTTCATTTTCCTGTTGCATTATCCGATATGTCGTATATAGTGATGATTGTGAGTCGATGGAAACAACGGAGCCCCCGAGAGGGGGCGGGAGAAGCAAAATGAGCTTCACGATCTCCGCCGAGTTGGCGGGCCGCTACGACTCCGAGGATGCGGCAACAGCTGATCTCGCCCATCGCGAGATCATCACGCAAGTCGAAGCCCTCGCCGCCCAGCACGGGTGGGCCGAGGCCTACCACCCTGAGGGGTGGGTCATTGAGGCGCGTTGAAGAACCCCAGGGGAAGCCCCACGAGGGGCGGGAGAAGAAGAATGAGTGCGCAAAAAATAACGACTACTCTTCTGACAGTGAAAAAAGCCCGTGCTCTCGGATACGATGTAACCAGGGGGGGTTACGTTGGCACATCAGACGACAATGCAGACCGCTGGTACATCGACAGTGCTACGACTTGCGAGCGCCGGGGGGCTGGATTCCGGACGCGCCGAGAGGCGCTTGAGTATCTCACGGACAACCTGCGTACGCGTTGACCCATCCCCCGAGCCCGCCGTATCCGGCGGGCCTGGGAGGCGAGTCAATCACGAGAGCCCCCCACGGGGGCGGGAGAAGAAGAATGAGTGCGCATTGGAGTGAGAAGTTTTCTACTCCACCAGACATGGTCAACATCGGGAGCAGGAGGACGCGCGATTGGATCGCGGACCCCAATCACCGGTTCGAGAATAACTACGTCTCTCTCCCTCCCTGGTGGAGGGAGGAGTCTGTACTGACAGAAAGCGGCATCCTCGCCATCGAAGACCCAAAGCCTTCGGGGTGCCGTGTTTTGTATGCCCCCACCCCTCCTTGGGCACGGCGCGATGGGGCGCCGACAGGGGTGGGGGCTGCTTTGGGAGTGCACGGTGATCCTCACTGCCGACACCCTCCTCTGCGAGCTGGACCATGAGGCGCGACAGCGCTACGAGTGATTGAGCGCTACAGAGGTGGAGATGATCACTGCCCAGGCGGTAACCCGCCTGGCAAATGGGGCGGACGTGCTGGACGTTGTCCTGCTTGGAGCGCTCCGTCTGCGTCAGATCGCGGCCGAGCGCGGCAAGTGCGAAGCCGACTTCCCAGTTGGTGCGAAGCGCTCTTCGCACATGCAAGCCTGCGATATCACAGGAGAGTGATGGCTCTTGCGATTTTGGCGCGAAGTGCACTTCGCAGGTGGCCAGAGTTGAGCAATGCGGGGGGCGCGCTTTGACGCGCGTCGCCGCCCGACACAGGAAGAGCGGCGCCAATTGGCGCGCGTCGTAATGTCGCGCAAGTTGGAGCTTGGGCATATATGCCTAGAACTCAGAGCCCAAGGGGAAAAAATGGGGCAAGACGTGATGGACTGAGGGCACCTTCGGGCGTCTGATGAGCTACCCCGCTTCGCCGTAAGGCGAAGCGCAGGAGGACCGAATGGATGCTGTAACCCTAACCCGTCTGCAAGACCTCCTCCCCCGTGCAGAGGAGGCCCTCGGGCGCCCCCTCCCCGCTCCACTGTGGGCCGGGATGGAATATGCCAAGGGTCCCCAGATCCAAATGGAACTGGTTGTGTTTCCAGTTTGCGATGCGCTGGAGACATGGATGGGCGATCAGGAGCCCCCCATCGTGTCCGCGGCAGCGGACGCGATTGCGAACGCGATCGCTCTCCACCACGGGTGGGGGAGCGCTGAGGAGCTGGAAGAAAGCCTGCGGCTCCTGGGGGATGAGATTTCTGGGGCCTGAAAGCCCCACAGCAAGGAGAACGAAAAACCGGGGCAGGGGCGCAAAAGCAAACGGACGGACCGGGTTTCGGATGGGAGATAAAGATGTGGACGGTGATCAACAAAGGCGATCCTCGGGGCAGGGTACTCGCGGATCGCCACTACACGAGGCAGTCTAGAGACGTGACCAATTATGCCACGACCTGCAATTGAGAACACCTTCCCACCGTTGATCTTAGCCACGCACCCCAGCATGGAGGATTGTCGTGGCCGAAATCTGGAGCCCCCCAACCGAATTGTCAGAGCAGGAAGAGTACGTCCTCAAGCTGTCAAAAAGGCGGAAGTTGTACAGATTCTTCCGCCTGCACCGGCACGAGATCGTGGATGAGAGCCTTCAGGGAGAGATGGTGGAGATGTTCTCGGACATGCCAGAGGTCAGGAAGGCCCTGCCTCCAGGCCAGATGGTCCTGGCGATGCTGATGCAGGCAGCCTTTGGGGTGCCGGACCATGAGGTGCCGACGTTGACGGCAGTGGATCTGCGCTGGCAAATGGTGCTGGATTGCATGGGGGAGAAGTCCCCTCTGATGAGCCAGGGGAGCGTGTTCAACTTCCGGATGCGGGCGATAGAGCACGGCTGGGCCCACCGATTGGTGGAGCATACGGTGAAGTTGGCCAGAGAAACGCGGGGCTACAGCGCCACAGCGCTACGCTCAGCCTTCGACTCAAGCCCATTGCATGGTGCCGGACGAGTTGAAGATACATTCAACCTCATTGGCCGTGCCGCGGGCCAGGTAGCGAAGTCGGCGGCTGAGCAGCTTGGAATGACGGTCGAGCAGGTGGCCCAGGAGGCTGGCATCCCCCTGGTCAATGCCAAGAGCGTCAAGGCCGCTTTGGACCTGGACTGGAACGAGCCCAAGGCACGGCGGCAAGGTCTGCAACTCCTGCTGGAGCAGGTGAGTTCGCTGCGGGAGTGGCTCAGGGCGGAGTTGGCGACGAGCCTCGATGAGCCCCCTCTCAACGAGCAGTTGGAGACTCTGGACCGGTTGATTGAACAAGATACCGAGCCCGACCCTGATGGAGGAGGCCGGCGGATCAAGGACGGCACCGCACCCGACCGTCAGATCAGCCTCTCTGATCCGGACATGCGGCATGGGCGCAAGAGCAGTTCGAAGCGGTTCAATGGCTACAAGCGGCATATCGCCGTTGATCTTCAGACTCCCGGCTTGATCTGCGCGGTGGCCGTGACGCCGGCCAATCAGCCGGAAGGAGAGGCGTCGACGGGTCTATTTGAAGACCTGGAAGCTCGAGGGGCTGGAAGTTGAGAGCGTGCAGGTGGATCTGGCCTATGCAGAGGCAGCAGCAGTGAGGGAACGAAAGGCGACGGGGCTGGAGGGTGGTGGCCGAAGGCCGCGGTCACGTTCGGAACGGTCCACACTTCACGAAGGCTGCTTTTGAGTTTGACTTCGAAGGCCAGACGGTGACCTGCCCTGGCGGGACGAGCCTTGAGCTGCGGCTGGGCTCGGTCCATCGGTTCCCAGCGAGTTCGTGTGGCGCCTGCGAACTACGCGGCCAATGCACATCGGCCAATCCCGGAACCGGACGCAGCTTGAGCGTGCATCCGGACGAGCCCGAACAGCATCGGCGTCGGGAGATGCACGAAGACCCCAGAAGGTCGTGCCGCCTTCCGCCAGCGCGTGCCTGTCGAGCACGCCCTGGCCAGGGTTGGACAAACCCAGGGCACTCGCGCACGGTACCGAGGATTGGAGAAGAACGAGTTTCACCTCGCCTGTCATGCCGCTGTGAACAACTGCTATGTTCTCGACGGCATTTTGCGCGAGGCTGCATAATTGGTCACGTCTCTAGGGGCCACCCCATGTGGACCCGCCCTGGGTACAACTTCTGCCTGCTCCACGAGTCGTCCGAGGGGATCGCCGTCTTCGTCTGGTGGCGCCCGAAGTGGGAGGACGGGAGGCCGGGGACGGAGCGCAGGGACAAGCTCCGGGTCATCGAGTGCACGCTCTTCCGTAGAGAGGGTCGGACGCCCCTCGCCTCCGACATGATCCGCGGGGCCGTCGAGATGCTCTCCACCGACCACGCCCGGGAGGCGCTGCACCTCAGGAACGCCGGGGAGGTGGGCATGCTGCTCACGGGCGTGTCTTCAAAAAAAACAACAGGGGGCAGATCCCCGAGGAGCATGCCCGGGGCCTGCTACAGGCACGCCGGGTGGCTAGAGTGTGCGAAGAGGACGAAGCGTGCTGATGTGTGGCTCAAGATTTCATGGGCGAACCCCTTTGTAGGGGCTAGCCCACAACCGCCCCATCGTGGGCAAAGGAGTGATAATGCGATTGATCATAACTGTCCTCATGGCCATCATGGCCACCTTGGCCATCAGCGGCCCTGCGACTGCCTCTGAAGGCACGCACCACCTTGTGCTGACCCACATCGCACCAGGACCAGACGATGCCGGAATCGAAGTGTCCGGGACCGTCTCCGAAGGGGGGCGGTTCGGGACGATTACCGTCACGGGCTGGAGGGGCACGCTGAGTAGTAGCGATGGGTGCAGTGGGTGGTTCAACACCCACTGTGCACTGCCTCTGTCAGAGGCGGTGTGGAAGGCGTACCCAGAACTGGACCCACCCATCCCGGAGTCGCTCACGTTCGAAACGGACGATGGCGCGATTCGAATGATCTGCACCATCAGCACCATTGACGAGGTTGAGGGCCTCGTCAATAACTGCTTTGTGGCATGGCAAATGCAGGCGGTAGAACCGAGCATTCCAGGGGAGTGCGAAGGATATTTTGGTGCAGACCTCGGATATTGCGTAGGTCTTGCGGCGCGTGAGGTCTACGGGCTACGTAGCGTTGAGATCGGCCCTGCGGTCCAGCCCGCAGGGGAGGATTTCCCTGAGATTTGATTTTCACGATCCCGCCCCGTGAGGGCGGAGACCCCGATGTTGAGCGCACCTATCGCGCCTCGGGGATGAGGCTTGGGGGCCGGAGGCTTGGGCAGTGGTAGCCCTTCACCCCGGCCCCCAACTAGTAAGTAGACGGCCGATCGCGGACTGGCTTGCGGAGGAGGCCGAGCGATCTCGGGTGCGAGCCCGGCGGTTGATGCGGATTCGGCGCAAGTGGCTTGGGGGGCCAGCCCAAAATGGCCCCGCGTACCCCCCCCTGGCTCAAGAGGAGGATGATCGACATGCAAGAAGCGGGGCAAACCCCCGAGGGGAGCAGGACGCCCGAGAGCCCGCAGCTCAAAGGCTCCCCCAGCAGGTGAGGGCGCCGGTCTAGTCCCCCGTAACGGGACACCAGTCAGACAACCCAGATACAGAGGTGCACAGAGCCATGAAACTCCTCCTCCTCCTCACCCTCGTAGCGGTCGCCATTTGGCTCCGACCGCAGCACGCTGTCATCGCGCCGGGGGTGATACAGACAGTACAGAGTGACTGGGTGAGGAGGTCACCAGCCGTTACCCAACGGCGGCGCATGACGCCAAAGAGGCCACCCAAAACTGACTAGGTAGCCCCCTGCGGCTGGATGACAGCAGCGGCGCGGGGGGCTTGGGGATACCCCACAGAATTTGAACCCAGCCGGCGGGGCAGCTCGCCGGCCCTTCACCAGAGCCCGTCATGCTGGCGGGTTCCGTTGAGGGGGGATGACGATGACAAGGCAATGGTTGGTGAAGCGTGCTTGCGTCAATCACGTCTCTGTTGCCCTTTTGATATCTTTCACGAATACGTCGAAGCATTCATGGGACGAAGCGTCTGGACACACGAATTCGGCGATCCAGACCGTCTACGCTCAGAGAACCATTGGGAGAGAAGCAAATCATCGCTCTCCTCATGTGATACACATAGGCAAGACTCAAGGAGTAGCGCTGTGAATATCCGCATTGCAAAGAAGATGATGTGCTGGCCCTTTCACCCAGATGCTGTCAAGCGGAAGGGCGCCCCAAGTCGGGGGGGGAGGACCACAAGCCCATACACGTGTCAACAGTGGCTACGAGCGTGGCATATCTATGTGCGCGCTATTAAACGGACAGATGGCACCAAGTGGACCACCAGACGTGGTCGGTCCGTCTGGAGAAACCGATGACCAACCTCCCTCCTATCCCCTCCTGGGTCCCCATCCCACCACCCCATCTCAGTTGGGTGGAGATGGGACGTAGGACGTTCACAATCCACGTTGAGGATGTGGAGATTACTGCCAGCACAGGCGCTGTCTCCGCCAATTCTGTTACCACGGGGCGCAGCGCATCGATCGCCACCCCGCACCTCCTCGCATCGCCACCCCGCACCTCCTCGCATTGAGTGCGTTGGATGCGGAAGCGATGGACGAGATGGTCGGATTCGTCTCGAAGGGGAAGACGGTGTGGTCCGGCTAGGGTTTATGATTCTCGCGGTCGCACTCGGGGTGATCCTATATCACCTTGCGACGAGAGAAGGTTAGGTAGGAGGGGGGGGCATGATCGCACAAATCAAAGCAGAGGCAGAGCGGCAGGGGATCAGCCTGAAGCAGTTGGCCAAGATGGCCGGCTTCCGGCATCCCCAGATCTACGATTATGTCAGCGGGAAGCGCCAACCGTCCCAAGCGCGCCTGGTCGCGATGGCCGAGGCGTTGGGGTGCGAGTGGCGCATACACAACAAAAAAGAAGGAGGTGCCCATGGGACGCAAGACCAAGAAACAGAAACTCAGGGCGGCGCGCCGCGCAACGACTCACGCAGCACGGATGAAAGCGGGGATGATATCGTCATGTCTCAGCACGAGGCCTCAGCCTGACGGCACTCTACGTCAGGCACAAAGATGATCCTCGCCCCAACCTCCCGTGGCCATTCAGGGCGCCATACTGCCCATACGTGAGCCCCGCCGGGGCTTCCCACCGTCCAGCCTGTACTACTCTCCCGCGACTTCTTCACCGCGACAGGCTTTGTTCCAGGGGGCCGGTTCTGGTTCCATTCGATGCGGGTCTGGGCGTCGTCGGGAGTCAGTTCAAAACACACCCGTCGTTGAGGCTGAATAATGAGCCGGAGGCCGTCTGTGCGATTGAGGACACCCACGTCTCCACGACGCCTCCTGGCCTTTGACGGGGACGTCCCGCTCGCCATAAGCCAGAGATACGGCACCAGAAAAGCGATCTCTTTTGCCTCGCGTAACCCCTTGAGTACGAACTCTTCAAGGAGATCGCCAAACGGTGTGTTGGACGTCTCGACGATCCCCCCACTCACTTTCGGGGCGTGCGTCTCAAGCCAATCGGCTTGCACGATCCCAGGATGGTCCGGGCCAGGCTCCAGGTCGAACAAAAGACTCCTCCGTCCGTGTCGCTGAGCGAGTTGGAAGCCGATCGGCTTCACGCTCGAATGCCCGCCTGCACATGGATCCACAATTATCCCTGGAGGGGGCGTGTATTTGTTCAGGAGTACGTTGATCACCCACTGCGGGGTGACGTAGCGATCGAAGCGTGGACGACACTCATGTTCCTTCGAGACGTTCCTGCCGCATGCGTTGTTCATGCCACCCTCATTGCCAGCTGGTTCAGAGCCTCTCCTCAATCTCTTTGATGATGTCCAGTTGAAGCTTGTTCGTCACCCTCAGAAGCTTCTCCTGGTCCATCACGAAGCACAGCGCCTCAGCGCACGCAACAACTTTACCGTTGACACGATGCTCTGTGCTCACTTGGTACAGAAACCCCGTATCGGTTTCCATCCTCTTCGTACTCTTCATCCATCCCTGGACTTCACTGGACGCTTTACAGACGCATTCCCAGATGTCTGGATCTCCATGAACCTCAAGATCGCTGGTGCTCACTCGCGCCTCTTCCGTGTTTTTATTGTCTGGCATTTATTATCCTTCTTCCTGCCCACAAAATACCCCGACGTCCTCCCTATGAAGACGCCGGGGCGATACGTCTGCCAACGACGTAATGGTGGAGATGGGGAGAATCGAACTCCCGTCCGGAAGGATAAACCACGAGACGTCTACATGCTTGTCCGGCTTCGGCACTCCTCTTAATGTCGCACTTCCCGAGCCGGCGAACACCCCAGCGCGACATCCAGCCCCTTATCTCACGGCAGTGTCGAGGCACCCACCACCGCTATCCGATGTGTACACGCCCGCTTGGTACCTCGGATTCTTCCAAGCGCACGGCGGTCACGCTGCTGCGCGGTCCGCAATTTCGATGTTGTCATTGGCAACTTCGGTTTGCCGTCGGGTTACGTGGCGGACGGCGCCCACGACATGCAGTCCCGCTTCTTGTCCCCCCGTCGATACCTGTCATCCCCTCAACCAAGCGATGGACCCCTCTTTGGGTACTTCGATTTCCGACCGAAAATAGATTCGAACACCTCAGGCATATCTCTCATATCCTCTTCAATTTCGGCTATAACAGCTCCCCTGTATGCGACTACCGATGAGACTTCATCCGGGTAAGTCTGCCGCCATGCGCAGTAACCCTCCTCGTCAAGGGAGAATAGATAGTACATGACTTGCTTGAAGAGGTCGGAGATACACACTTCCAAATTACCCTTCGAAGTGAACCCCTTTGGGCCGTGGGGGCGCCTCTGATATGCACGTTCCGACCATCATTCAAGCGCCTGTATACCATTGCCCAGCCGATCACAGGACTGTAGGTTACCCACTACCCTCTAATACCCTCTAATGACCCCATAAATGAACCATGCCGCCAGCCGGCCGTTGTCGGCCTAGAAGGCGATATCGTCGTCTAGGACCAGCGGGACTGGAGCCGAGACCGCTGGCAGCTCATACCGCGTAACTGGCTGCGGGTGATTGCACCGAGCCACGGCACAAGCCATCGGCTCAGTCGTAGGCGTGATGCAAAAGATTGCTGCCGGAGGGTAGAACTGCGTGCCGATGTCAGCACCGTCTCGGACGTATTGACCGTCACGCTCGACCACCCGTGGGAAGTCGATCCGCAGGAATCCA